ACTCGTCAATCTTGTTGTCAGTATCCTTCTCGCGGCTCTGTAGATACTTTTCATTCAACTTGATCTTCTCACGAAGAACGGTCAAGTCTGCTTCCATGATCGTCAGTTCTTCCTTGACCTGTGATTGCTTGGTCTTTAGAAGAGCGTTCATCTGCGAGAAGATGTTGATGTCTAGGATTGACTCAACCACAGCACGACGATCTGCTGCTGTCAGTTCCATGAACGCGGTGTAGTTGGCAGAACCAAGTATGGCCACTTGGCAGAATGACTTGTAGGTTTGCCGGAGTATCTGCTCCTCAAACATACGCTGATAGTCCTTGCTCTTTGCATCTTGGTTTATGATCTCACCGTTCTTGAATATCTCAAACAGGGCGGGTTCAAGGCCGCGACGAACTTTGTACTTGTCTGCTGCAATATCAAACTCAAGTTCAACGATACAGTTTTTTTCGTTGACCGAGTTCACTATCTGCGGCTTGTTGATGTTTCGGTATGGCTTCCCAAAAAGAGCAAAGGTAAGAGCATCCAATAGGGTACTCTTACCTGCTCCGTTTTCGCCCGTAATGAGCGTCGTATTTGCGGAGGTCAAGTCTATATCTGTAGGATACTGTCCCGTTGATAGAAAATTTGACCACCGAATCTTGTTGAATGTAATCATTGTTTAGAGTTCACTTGTGGAGTATCAGTTCACTTGTTCCAAGGCATCTTGGCGGATACCCACTTCCAAAGTGGAGCACCGATAAGAGCACCGGCAACAAACATCAATACTGACCACCATGCTGTTCCTAGAAAATCTGCCATGTTAGCCTCCTTTCTTGTCCATTATGTAGGCATCAGGGGAAGTAAGAAAGAAGCCTTTCCCGAATATGTGAAGGTATCTTTTGATCCGACTTTGCTTTGAATGTATTCGGCATCATCGACATTACCGTGCGAGAAATGAATGGATCTGGACAACCGGGTTTGTATCTCCACGAACGGCGTTCCTTCATAATCCAATGCATGTAGATGTAACAGTTTGCTTGGCGAATGTACTTGTCTATATCGACATTCAGATCAAACTTCTTGATGAGTTCTACGGTTCTGCGCTCTGCATCCCTTTCCATAACCATGACTCTACAGAATGCTTTTTCGACATCGCGGTTCTCAAACTCTTTACCACCAAGCCAATCAAACATCAGAAGACTTGCATTATCGTCTGCTCTCATTATGTTTTGTGGTGTTTCAAGCCATTGTAGGAAATGGGAATATTCATGTGCTATAGTTGTGATTGGGTCTCTAGATTGAGTTGCTACTCTGATCTCAATTGGATTATCAGAGAAGAAACCAATAGATCTACAGCCATCACCACAGTTGACTTTTTTACCTCTGCCGAATATCAGTTTCCCACCATATTCAGACAAATGCTCACGGACATGCTTAATGAACTTCTTGGATTTAGCGTCCATGTGTCCTCCGTGTGTTAGATCGTTCCTATTACATCTCCATTCAATTTTAGAGTGAAATTGCCGCCTATTATACTACGAGCAACAATCTTCTCGGTTTCTGGGTAATTTGCTATTATCTTATATGATTCCGTAATGCTTTGTTCTGACATATTCTTTTTCTTGCATCCACAAACATTCGGATCATAAAACAATTTCGCTCTCCAATACCAAGAACCTAGACCCGATGGTGTCTTCATCATTGGCTCTTTGTCTACCAAATATTGAACTAATTCTTGTGGTGATTCAAAAACTTTAGTTTCCATTGTTGTCCTCCAGTCTATTCATAACTGCACTAACAGCCGTGTATCCTAATAGACCCCCTAAGTATACCGCAGGCAACCACTCAAGGCAAGAGAATCCCCAAGAAAATCCCAAAGAAAGCCATGCACCCAAGCAATACGGACAGGTTACCAATCTTACAAAAAAGGAATCTCTCATCGTCATCATATACATCTTGTAAGAAAGTCCGAAGTCATACTTACGGTCGGCTTCGTAGTCCTTCATGTGAGTTAGCCAATTTGGTAATGGCAAACTCTTCAAATACTCATAGACTGCGGATGTCTTGTAGCAGACGAATAATGTCGCTGCAACCCATGATATGGCTGCTAGTATGTTCATAATGTACCTCCGTTGTATTTAGGTTATCTTGTGGGGATAGGAATATTGAAGCGTTTTAGTGTCTGTTGGCGGGATGCCGTTGGTCCTCCCGCATCCTTCTCTTCCTCGTCATCCAAGAAGTCATCTATGGCTGATTTTGAGGGAGCATTCTGGTAGACCCAATTCAGAATTTTTTTGTTGACCTTATCATTATCGTCCAAAGCCTGCCCTGCTTCTTTAACTTTTATGTACTTGAAGTCCTTGACTACCATGTTCGGAACTCTCGTAGCAGACTGCTTAGATGGCTCAAACATTACTGTATTTGATGGACCACCCAAGATGACAAAGGCATCTCCGTTTATGTACTGATATGGGTAGTTCTTGGTCAACATATCCTGCATGTTTTTTGCCGCGCCCGCGTGAGTTTGAATGAGGATGTTTACGGGAACGGTTCTGCGGCGTTCGAAGTTCTGTTGTACTGCCACACGGAAGTCTGTCAGTACCCAAATCAAATGCATGTTCTCTTTGCGATATCCTGCTTCCAAAAGCATCGGAACCAACTTAGCAAAGTCGCTATTGTCTTTTAGTGTTCGGTCAAAGATGATGTTTGGAAGAATGTCTTTTGCTCTTGCGATAGAGAGAAAGGTGTTTATCTTCTTGTCTTCTGAACCCTTGCTCTTTACCCATTGGTGCAAGAAAGAAACATCGTTTGGATTACGAAGATCTCTGCCTTTGAGTTCAGGATACTTGTTGTGAATATCATTCCACTTCAAGTATGACATCTTCATCTCATCGGGATCAAAGACCTTGAATTGCGAGGACTGAATGAAGTTTGAGATAGCGAATCCCTTACCTGAACCTGCACCACCTGCCAAGAAAATAACTTGACCGTAGGGCTTTCCCTTACCGACTATAACTAATTTCTCTTCAAGATATTGGACTAGTTCAGATAGAGTTTTCATGGTGCTTATCAAGCCTCTTTACGCCCCATATCCTCCAGTTATAGGTCTAGGAATGGGATTTGGATTCCCCGGTGTGGCTGGAGGCCATATAATCCCTTCTGGTGAGACTGCTTGCCCGGATGCTCCTATTAAACAAGCAGGATACCTACAGGCCATACAACTTGCAATGCAATTATTATTGATATTCTGCGCCTGTTTCAAGCAATCCGTAAGAGATTTACATGTTTCTTCCCATTGCTGCGTCATTTGATATCCGTCAAACACGCTACCAGCACAAAAATCTTTGTCTGATTCAGACAATGTTGAATTCCTCTTGCACATGGTTATACTTTGTTGTTTTCTTGGAGTGCACCATTCCGATATGCAACTTGATGGTGTGCGTGGTGGTTTTCCTTGGTATCTTTCACGCCAACCAAATCCCGTGCCTATTATTTTATTGCCCGGGTAGGTGACGGTGTCATCTATGGTTTGCCAGAGTAATCTGCTCGTCCTTGAGTCATTATTTCCTTCAATTATTATTTGTTTTTCCTTGGGCATAAATCCTCCTATCACCTATTTATAAAACCCTAAATATAGGGGAGGAACCGCCTATGTCGTGGGACTACCGAGTTTTGAGGAAATATGACCGTTCTGGGGGTAAAACCTTCACATTTTATGAAATTCATGAGGTCTACTACGACGATAAGGGAAAGGTAGCCTCCATTAGCGAAAGTGCCGTAAATCCTTACGGAGAGAACATCAACGAACTTATGATTGAGTGGAGTATGTTCTCCGATGCTTTCACAAAGCCTATCCTAGACTTTGAACTAATAAACAAGCGGGGATACGAGTCGGACATACACGAATACCTGAAACCCGAAAGTTTGAGTTTCAAGAACATGTCCGAGTTCCTAGAAGATAAGAACATAGACATCAAAGAATTAGAAGAGTCGCTCAATAAAGAAAGGCTCCTCGCAGAAGACATCTACGAGGAAGCCTGTGTAGATAAACCCAAAGAGGATGTTCTACGCTTTATTGAACTGATCCGAAAGAAGTGGCGGTCGATTTAGTCTGTGACCAACTTCATCTGCGGGGCAGATACCTTCTTTGATGGCGTTACCAACTTGCTAACGAATCCCGCATGATACTCCTCTTCCAAACCCTTGATTGGCTTGAATGCAAAGAAGGTGGCATCCTTTGGAACGGTGATTCCGTTCTCAACCTCGCCGTACATAAGCCAAGGCAGCAATCCCAATTCACCCTTACCCGCAGGAACGAGCATGGCGGGCTTGGTTAGGGTATAGGTGTCACCATTATCGACCACCTGTGAAATGACATCCTCACCACTACGCATTCTGACGATCATAATCTTTGTGTCCATTGTGTTCTCCTTAATTGAAAAGTGACTCCATATACAGTTCTCGTATGATGGTTTTGAGTTTGTTAGGGTTGACTATCTCAATTTGGTCAATCTCCTGATTGATAATGGAGAGTGTGTCCTTGCTGATATCAACCTCTTGTGATATTTCTATTCCGCTGTTCTTGTCCTCAATCACAGTAACCCCGTGTGCGCCTGAAGAGTTCACCGCATCCATATAGCGGTCGAACATGGATGGGTCTCCCTTCTTCAGCACCTTCACTCTAACAAAGGTGTTCTTGATATGGGGGAATGATGGGGTATCGTATTGGTTCGCAGAATCGTCATAAGTGAGTTCTGTGAAGATACGCAGAGGGTTCTCCACATACTTGATAGAGTGGTCACTTGTCTCAAAGATATGGAAACCCTTTGGCTCATTTAGATCATTGAAGGTGATCTGATAGGGTGTTCCCAAGTAGTGGACATTCCCGCCGCTGTGCTTGCAATGGAAGTGACCACTATAGACTGCCTCAAAGCCCTTGAGTATCCCTGCGTCCATACCCTCTTCAAATTTAGTGCCACGCAACACCTCGTAGCCACTAAGTTCCAAGTGTCCCATAACTATGGTCGCTGAGGTGTTCTTAATGAGGTTCAGGCTAGCCTCTTCATTGCCCTTGTTGATCCACGGCAGCAGCAGAAGACTAGTACCACCAATATCATATTCGCGGGGGTCTTTGACCACAGTAACGGAATCGTCGTTGCCGAACAGTTCCTCCACCGTGTTGATCTCGCTTGTATTGCGAAAAAATGTATCATGGTTTCCTAGAAGCACGGTCATGTGTATGCCGCGTTTCTTCAGAGGCTCAATGAATCGCTTGCGTGTCTCTCGCAAGGTGGCAAAGTTCACAAACTTGCGGCGATCCATCAGGTCACCCAAATGAATGATGTGGGTTATACCCTCTTTGTCTAAGTACGGCAGAAACACCTCGTCCACGAATCGGAAGAAGTGGTGTAAGAATATGGGACTATCGTTCCGTGCCCCGAAGTGGGTATCACAGAGTAGGGCTATCTTCATTGCGTAAGTATACTTTCAAGCAAGGAAGTTGTCAAGGCGATTTTTGCCCTTATTTACCTTTGCTTTTTTTACTGCCTTCTTCTTCTTGGGCTTGATCTTCTTCTCAAATTCAATCATTTCTTCTTCGCTCATTTCAAGAACATCGGCAAAGGGATTATTTTCAGGCTCAAACTTGTCTTTTAGCCAGTTACGGAACTTGCCTGTGGGGTCTACCTGCTCAAACTGCTTCATCTTGATGTACAACTGCTTCTTCTCCTTCTGTATGCGACGGAGGAAAGCATAGAAGATTATCTGCGTGAAGAATGCGAAAGGGTTCTTTGATTTCTTGGGGTCGAAGTTAGTTGAGTACATGATGCAGTTTTCAATAGCATCACCTATCATCTCTTCCTTGAACGGGTAGTTTGCAAAGTTAGGCTTCTTGGCTAGATTCAGGGCTATGTCCATGAAGCATTGCCCTATGTAATCATTAACGCCGGGTCTTGGTAAATTTTCTCGTTCTGCCTTTCTAGCGGCCTTTCTGTGGTCTACTATCTCTTTTAGAAATCTTTTGTTGTCTATGTAGTGTTCATTTTTTGCCATTTTGTAGATTCTTTCTAGATTTTTTGGGTGGTGTCTCTTCGGGGAGCATAAATACCGGTGTCTGGTTTCAATAAAGAATTAGATTATCAGATACCGGTAAGATACTTAATCATCTGGTCTGTCTGGTTGATCCAACTCGTCTTCTTCCTCATCATCATCAATATCATCATCGGGGTAGGGGAATCCACCTAACTGGTCAGATCCTTTTGGTCCTTCCTCAAATATCTTGTTGGGATTATACCCTATATCTTGTGGGTTGTCATCATCTTCATCCCCATTTTCCCCGAGATAGTTCTTGGCTATTGAGTCAAAGTCTTGTTGAACTTTCATCAGATCAGTTTGCTCCATCGCATCTAAGTAGTCAAGAATCAATTCTTCTTCGGGATTGCATATAAGCATAATCACATCGTCAGTAATAGCGAAGAAGTGATCTTTACTGTATTCCATCCAATCTTTCAAATACAGACTCATACTCTTCACCCCTGTTTTACCCATGATAGGAATAGATGCTATTTGAAATGGTCTTTCCAAAGTCACTTTACCTGTCAGTTGGTTATAAGCAAATCCGGCAATGACTGTCTCGCCGTTCTTTAGCCTTACAATTCGTATGTCTGCTCTGTTCACTTGGTAACCTCCTTAACAGGTAGTCTAATCATACGGAAGGGAAACCCTTCTTCTGAATATATTTTGACTCTCTCAACAAAGTGCTTGAGAGTGTGGTTCTTACGACTTTTCCACCTCAAATCATCTGCAATATCGTAGAGTTTTGCTTTGTCCTTTTTGTCACTCTTACGCAACTGTCTTCCGATTGACTGTAGTACTCGGATTCTGCTCTTTGATGGACTAGCAAAGATGATGTTCTTTAGACTACGGATATTTATGCCTGTTGAGAAGGTTCCATATGAGGCTACTATGATGGCGTTCTCTTCTCCTTCTGTAATCTGACGAACACTTTCACGGTAATCTGCTTCGGTCTCTCCATGCACAAAGAACACATGCCTATCCTTGGCTCTGCTTGCTATCATTTCATAGAGTGGTTTACCATGCTTCTCTACAAACTGAAACAGAACAAGGGTATTGCCCTTGGTTTGTAAAGCCAACTGTGTGATGAATTCATTACGCCTACCGTTGTTTACTAGGTAGTCCATCTCATCAGGATAAGGGAAGTCCTTAACCATCTTGCATATCTCTTGTGGATAGTTCAGAACGATGCAATCAATAGACAAAGTTGACAGTAGGTTCTTGTCAATCAAATCCTTGGTTGTTGTGACCTTGGTTGTTGCTCCAAACAAACCCTCAATAGCCAACTTGTTTGTCTTTGTTCCGTCTAATGTTCCTGTCAAAGCAATACGGTAAGGGCACTTTGTCAACTTGGTCATGATGGAGGTTAGTGATTGAGCCTTGAACAAGTGAGCCTCGTCCCCTATCACAACTTCAAATTGGTCAAAGTATGACTTGGGCAATTCGTAGATAGACTGCCATGTTGATATGACGATTTGTCTGCTATCCATCTTTTGTTGACCACCAAAGATGGCATGACAGTTTTTCTCCGAATCCCAATCGCTTCCTGATGCATAATCAGCAAAGTCCGACTTCATCTGCGATACAAGAGAGATGGTTGGAACAACGATCAGTATCTTCCGATCAGGAGGAATGATGTCTTGATACCACCGAATCAAAGAGTAGATGATGAGAGACTTGCCACTAGCAGTAGGAGATAGGAGTAATGCTCTCTCGCGGTTTATAGCCGTGTGTATAGCCTGCAATTGGTGTTCATGCGGCACTAAATCTTTCCCCCCTGCCTTTGGGGCTAAAGACGAAAGATACTCCTTGATCTTATCCATAGTGACTTCGGGAGGCTTCTCTGTGAAGTCCTTATCTAACTGGATTTCGTAGTTATGCTCCTTGGCAAACTCGGCTAGGTAATCCAATAGCCCAATGTATAACAAGCCGTTGAACGGTGTGAACAAGCGTATCTTTCCATCCCAATATTTGTTCTTGTAAGCGGGGGTAAACTTGGCGTTAGGAACTTCAAAGGTGAAGTATTCCTGTATCTCTCTAGCCACACCCGGCTCGGTCATGATACGAGCATGGACAGTATTTACCCATGATACAGAAATCACACTCATCACCCATATTTAGGGTGACTGGTGGAGGTGTTATACAACGCCTTGTGTGAACTTACGCCACTCTATGGCGTTACGAATAGTCCAATGCCTCTGTGCAATGCCCTTGAGTATGGACTCCAAGTACTCCACCTTCTCCTTCTGTAGAGCAAGACGAGCCTCTAGTTCATTTAGATCAGCATCAGCATCCATGTACAGGTCTAAATCTTGACGCATGATGCGAGTCTGAAATGGTTCCCATCCGAGTTGAGCAAGACGCTCATGGTCTAACTTACCGGTGAACCACTCCCATTTGGTCTTGCGTAGTTCCTTGAGTGAGGTTGTCATCTTGTGAAGGATAAGCCTTTCATCGTGGAACACATTGAGATACTTGTTGTGCAACTGCGGAATACGAGCGGACTCATCGCCCAACTCGGTCTTGTCTATGACAATATCTTTTTCTACCATCTCTCGCAGTTTGTCTAGATTCATAACGATAGATTATACCACAAACTACAGTAAAGTCAAAGGTTTTCTACCTTGTAGTCATTGACTGCGAACTTGGCTGTTGCTACCAAGGGCTTGTTTTCTGTGTCCGAATAATTGAAATCAAATCCCGATAACTCTGTGGGGAATATGCCAAAGAAATTTACTTTTCTGTACGGGTTTTTCTTGTTCGTTAGATATATCAAAGAGGCTTCATGCCACACTTCAAGCAAAGGTTTTACTTCGGAGAAATCTGTGTATGCGGTTCCTTCACGCATCCACTTGATGACCTCAAAGTAGTTACTGAAGTCTTCGTTCACCAAGAAGTTTATAGTCAGGGTTCCTATTCTTGCTGTGGCAGCAGGTATCTTGACCTTTGGACCGAGCATGAATTCGGTTTCAATAGGTTCTCCACCCATGTCATTAATACCAACACTCTGAATGAAGTACGAGAAGTTAGGTAACTTCTGTATGTGAAACTCAAAGTTCTGAGGTACAGACAGATTGGTGTTCTTGGGTCTTCCTTGAAGCCCACCGTATGGTCTATCGGGTATGCCGTATGGTTTATCGTCACTCATACTAGAGACTCTATGGTGTAGTAGGTGAATTGCATTGTACAAGTGGCAATCAAAGAGTTTGCCTCCGGATCAGCACTATTGAAGGTTACTCCCGATAGATTTGATGGGAATAGCCCACGGAAATGAAATCTAGCCATAGGGTTTTTCTTGTTAGATAGGATCACTAATTGTCCTTCTTCGCTCATGAAATTGCGATAGTTGGCTAGACCATTGAAATCACGAAATGCTGTCATGGTTCTAAACCAAGTCATGAGTTCATCGTAGTTACTCATGTCCTCGTTAATGAGATAGGTGAACACCAAATCTCCGTGAGTAACCTCTGAACTAGGAGTCTTAACAGGCAATCCTCTACCCGTCTTTATTGATATGGATGGACAACTCATGCCGGGTATGGTTACTGATGTGCAGAAATATACAGAGTTTGGAACCTTGGGCAATACAAACACAAAGTTTGTTTGAGCCGTTAGGTTCGTATTGGGAGGCTGTCTCTGTAGCGACCCGTAGTTTACAAATGAGGGTAGCCCGTAGTCTTTGTCTGCCATAAGAGTATTTAGAAAAGAACAACGCCCCCTTTCGGAGGCGTTGTCCCATGTTTTTGGTTGTTCCTAATCTGACGAATCAGAAGAGGTTTGTTACCTTGACGATACGGTAGTACATATTACGACGGATCGTGTCATCAAGAGTACTTGTTACAGCACCGTTTGAATTCAAGACGAATGGGTTGTGAATGATTCCATAACGAGTCTTGAATCCGATCTTCGGCTGGAATGAGTTCTCACCAACTGCACGAACCATCTGTAGAGGTACATATGGGCAGTAGAAGAGACCTGCATCGTATGGGCTTGAACCCTTATAGCCGACGCAGAAGAACTCATGTGCTGCTGTCTGTGAAGCGTATGGGTCAATGTACACACGGAGGCGGCCGTTTAGAACGCCTGCGAATGTATTGCCTGTATCGTCCACATTGAGGTTGGTTGACAATGCAGGAGCATAGTCAAGAACGCCTGCCATGCTTAGAGCACTTGCAACATCTGCCGAGCAGATGATGAAGTTACCCTTGCCACGACGGGTTTCCTTGGCGATTGCATTGCACTCACGCTCAATTTGGAAGAGCAAGCCCTTGAACTTCTCAACTGACCAACGACCGTTGGAGTCAACATTCAAGTCAAACACGCCTTGGGTTTGAGTTAGACCGCTGCGAGCACCCAACTTGGCTGACACATAGATGCGACGAACGACTTCGCGGTTGATTTCAGCAAGAATTTCGCTTGACAAAATGTTGGCAAGTTCTGTCTCTGCATCAAGACCGTGAATAGCCTTCAAGTCTTGAGCAAGTTCCATTGTGTACTCAGCCTTCAATGCACGGGTCTGAGCACTTACGGTTGCCTTCTCAATACTGAATGCCATCTGTGCAAATTGGTCACCAGCAAATTGCGATCCGTTTGGATAACCAAGGGCTTCGCCGGTGTTGGTTGCCATTGCTGTTCCGATGAACGGATCTGACTGACCTTGACCAAAGTCACCTGCGGTTCCTGAACCCAATGTACCGTTATAGAACGGATCGGTATCGGTTGCAGTTACGCCACCAAAGTTTGCTGTCTGACCGAATCCTACGCCAGTTAGACCGGTAGCCTTATTTCCTGAGAAGCGGCTGTTTGCTTCTTGGAAGAGTGCTTCGTTACCAAACTGGTTGTTGTAACGGCTGCGTAGAGCAAAGATAAGTCCTGTTGGACCACTCATTGGCTGAACGCCGCAGACATCGTATGCCATTAGGTTTGGCATTGAACGACGAACGAGCGAGATGAGGATCGGATCCCAACGAGCCATGTTGGCTGGTGAGGCTAGACCGCCATCGTTGCCTGAAATGTTGGCAGGACCGTCTTCGCGGAGGTACTGCTGCTGATTCTCTAGAAGAATCGTTGTTACCGCTTTACGGTATGGATCAGAGATTTCAGGAAGTTCCGGATGCTCTAGCACCGGCTTCCACTTACTCTGAAGTGCTTCAGAAATTGTTAGTTCCATGTGAAATTTCTCCTGTTGGAAGTTATAACTTTGTTAGTAGTATCAGTTCTTGCTGTTTGTTTTAGCAGGAGCCTTCGCACGGCTCAAGCGTGACAACATGTTTGAATATGCTTCCATCGACTCGGTGAGGGTTTCCTCTGTGTCGGTGGGTGCATTTTCGGCTGCGTCCATATCATCTTCAATCTTGTTTTCAACAAGGGTGACCTTGCCTGAACCGCCGAAGTATGATTCACGGATTACTTGTAGTTTGGTCTTGAATTCGTCATTGCTGTCAAATCCAACACCTTCTGCCAACTTAACGAAGCGATCCTTATCGGTATCAGCCAAGCCCTCTGTCATTTTGGTGACGAGTGTCTTGCGCTCCAATGAAGCGACCTGTTCCTTAAGTTCAATGCTCTTGTTGACTTGCTCGTTGAGATCATTGGTCAACTCTTCAATCTTGCCAGCCATCTCGTCTACCAAGTCAACCTTGCCCTGTGGTACTTCGATGTTGTGCTGCAAGAAAAGATTACGGAGACCTTCCATGAACTCTTCTGCGATCTCGGTGCGAAGACCCTTCTCAACAGCGAGTTTGTTCTCGGTCATCCACTCTTCAACAACATATGAAAGATATGAATCAAGTTGCTGAGTCATATCAGACTTGATGCCTTCGACTTGTTCAAGTAGACGGCTCTCATACTCTTCCTTGAGTTCTGTTTCAATAGCCTCAACACGCTCGTTGATTGCGGTCTCAAAGATTGTTGATGCCTTTGTCTTGAAGTCCTCGCTGAGTTCTTCGCCGCTGAACATGGCATCCATATGAACCTTTACAGATTCAGTCTTGCCTGAACGCTTGGCATCTACATTCTTCATTTGCTTCTCACCTGAAGCAGTTGAGTCTGTGGCAACAGGCTCAGGTACTACTGCACCGCCGCCTACTGACTTGTATAGACCCTTGTACTTGGGTGACTCCTTTGATGGCTTGACCTTTGAAGGAGCAGGATCGGCCTTCTTACGGGCTGATGCTACAGAGGCGTTCAACTTTTCGGCTGATGTTGCTTCTTCGATAGCCTCATCCGAATCTAGTTCCTCTACTTCGTCCTCTTCAACAACTTCTTCAGTTGTCTCTTCGGTCTCTTCGATAACTTCCTCGTTGTCGAGGATTTCTTCTACTTCTTCGTTGTTGATTGAGTCCATGAACTCGCTCCTTGTATGTTCCTAAAAAGGTTTCAAAACTTATTTAGTGTTATCAGATATTTCGTAGGAAACGCTCAAACGCCTTGATTTTCGCTTCCTCTAGTTTGCGGGATGAGGCTTTCAAAATGCTCTTTTTAATTTCCTCAACATCCCGTTCTACCAATCTGCCGCTTTCGTAGACCCATTCCTTACCTTCCATGATGCCTCTTACGAAGGCTTCAGGAGCCGAAGGATCGGCTACAATATCTGCTGCTGTGGCTAGTTGGAAGTCATCCTTGACATAGTTGACTCCATTCTTCTCTTCCAAAGAACCAATACCACGGCTTGAAACTCCTAGTTTTGCTCCCTCGTCAATTAGATTCTTTACAATTTTGCCGTAGGGAGTATCCATGATCTTGGCTCTGCCGATAAAGTTCTTCTTATCGGAATAGAGATCGGTAATCATGTGTGAGACACGCTCTAGGTTGATGGTTGGTCCTTCTGGGTGACCCAACTCACCGAACGCTCTCTTTTGTTTTACGAAACTGTTATTGTATTCCTTTACCTTCTTGTCCATCATCTCAAAGGTATACACACGACCGTTGCGATTCTTTTGATCGCACATGAGGAAGATACCTTCGATGAAGTAGTTCTTCTTGCCGGGTTCGTTTTCTTCTGTGAGTACTTGAATTTCTTCGTTGATGTCGCAAAATAGTTTCATTGGCTTCTCCTATGGTTAGACATTACGAGTCACAAATTCAAGCATCACGGTTGCATTCTTTGCTGCTGCACCTGCAAGATTGTTTTGAATTGCAAAGAGACCTGTTGCACCTGCCGCAAGATTTGGTATGGTCATTCTTTCTAGATTGAGGTCACCTGCTCCACCCGCAGGAATGTTGTATGCGGTAAACCCTGTTGCTCCAAGGAACACCAAGTCTACTGTTCCTGTTACTCCACCAGTTCCCCACACTATTCTTGAGATAGCAGCGGAGTTGTAGGTCAATCCTGTGGTTGTATATTCCCCCCAAGCGGTGGGACCAAAAATCGTTGGATCCATTCCAAATGTAGCACCACCACCTGCTGTGTCCGCATTAAAGTGAACTACAACTCGGTTTTTTGATCTTACTAGGTATTCTAATCTGCTTCCCATTGATGTTTGTACTCCGTCTGGTTGATCTGTGGTGTGTTCTATTGGTGGGGGGTCTTCGGTCGGCGGCGGCTCATTACCCATATTACCCTTCCATATTTAGGATTGAATTTTTACCATTTTCTTTGCAGAACTTTACTGCACCTTCAAATGATTCTTTACTTTCGCCTAGCATTATGAGAAAAGCCTTTTGGCTAGTCTCATTCAAAGCATCATGAATAGTGATTGCAGATTCCGCAATTTCTGGTGTGATGCGAATGAGCGTGTTGTCTGCTAAACGCAGGTTTGCTCCCTTGTTTTCTTGAGACACCTTTCGCAACACATCAACCATAACTTTTGTATCAAAGCCTTCGGTCATGTCTTTGTATAGAGACTTTGCTACCTTGATGTTGTCTGCTTTTGCTGAACTAACTTTTACCTGATAGCCATTAGCAGACTGAACAATCTGTGAAGTCACATCCAAATGAATGTCCTTGAGAGCCGAAGAATACTTCTTGGCTCTTGCTTCTTTACCAAAGTTGGCTAGAAACTGCGGCATTTATCCCTTCCAATTGCTCTTCACATAATCAAAGAACTTCTTCTTCTCTGCATCACTCTTGAAGTCTGATGGTGAACTTACATTGTGCTTCTTGAGTGCCTTGTCGAAGAATGCTCTATACTTCTTTTGCTTTGGAGATAGTTCTTCTTCCTTGATCTGATATTTGCCACTCTTCATGTTGACGGCAGCAATCATTTCTCTTGTTGACATAGGAGCCTCAACTTCTTCAGCCGTGGTGTTCTTCTGTCCAACTATCTTTTCAGCAACTTGAGCGGGCTTGTTCTTGATTTCGATTGGCTCTGGGATCATTGCACCCTTTCCTGAACCATCGTTATAAAGACCTGCAAACTTTGAAGGAGATTCTGCAATCTTCTTTGATCCTTCTCGTAGTTTGCGAGCCTGCTCCAAGCGAGCCATTGTATGCTTTACCATCTTTGTTCTGCCGTCAAGATCAACCTTCTCGCTAATCGTTTCGCCTTCTAGTTCAGCCTGCTCCTTGGCAAGGTCAGAATCCATACCATCAATGTATGACTTTGCACCTCTCAAAGCGGCTTCAGGACCAGCAAAGAATTCCCAACGCTTGTTGTCAACATATACACGCACAGGCTTTGATAGCCCAAGACCGACTTGCTTCAGAAGAACTTTGTGACCTTTGTAGTCGGTCTCCTTCATGTAGAACTCTTTCTCAAAGTTGGGGTCTAGAGAAATGTCATCGTCCTTGGCTGTTGCCTTACCTGCTTCAGCGGCCTTGAGTCCGAATGCCGACTCTAGTTCGCTTTGCAGGTCTGCGTCTAAAGGGTCGGGGACTTCTCCTGCACCAAAATTTGATCTTTCGCTGCCGGGAATTCCTGCCTTTGCACCTGTTGCAGGAGCAGAAGGAGCAAGAACATTAGCCTCACTCACTTCGGCTTCTTCGTTCCATGCTTCTTTCTTGCCTTCTTTGCTGTCAATGTACTTGAGGGCATCTTTTCTGCTGTTGAATTTCTTTACTGGTGGAGAGAACTTTTGACCACCCATGTGACGAACTACTGCAAACTTGCCATCCTTGGTTTGGCTAATTAGCATTTCGCCCTTGGCTTCTTCAATAGTCTCTTCGTTAGTCTCAACCGGTTCGCTAACTTCTTCGTTTGCTGCAACCGAGCCACTAGCAACAGACTCCTTGCGGGTGCTGATTGCTGCATGTAGTCTTGATGCCAATTCTGTATGAATTGCGTCTTTGAAGTCTACTGCGTTCTTTGTTAGTACTGTATCTACTGCCTTCTTGAGATTTTCCATTTTTGTCTCCGTTACTGTAGACCGAATGCTGTGTTATCCGGTGCATACATGCCCTTGTTGCGTTCAACCGTGATTTGCTTATCCATTTCCTTGATCTGACCTTCGCTCATACCCAAGACTTGAGTCCTAACCCAATAGTGGGAATAGTACTTACCTATGTATTTTTCTACTTGATTTAGTTCTTCATACATGCCCTTGCGTAGTTCTTGATTCTTGAGTTCTACGAAGTGACTATCCTTCAAATAGTCAAAGAAAAGGCATTCTTTGATATGCGCCCAATCATCAGGCTTTATGACATTCTTCATCAAGAGTTGCTTCTTGAGGAGGTCATAGAACAACTCACTAAACTTGTTACGAAGCCTTACAACGAATTTGTTAAACTTCAACTCGTCACGGCTGATTTCTGCCGCTCTACCTAGTTGGAAGCCCTTATCTTGCTCCAAACGCGATACAGGGACATTTAGAGCCTTATACAACTTCTTCTGGAAGTAGACCACATCGGTCAATTCGCCAAGGTTCTGTGCTCCGCTGAGTGTGCTGATTTCAGTACCCTTGCTGCCTTCACGACGGGGTAGCCAATAGTCTTCCAACATACTCATGAACTTGCGGTCATCTCTGATCTCGCCCGTGTTGGCATCATAGACCAACTTGTTACGGTAGCGGTTCATGATGTCCTTCACATACTGTTCTGCCTTGGTCTTTGGTAGTGAACCGACATCTATGTAAAAGATTCGGCGTTCGGGCGCACGGGAGATACGGTAGATGACCACAGCATCTTCCATCATGCGAAGTTGGTTTAGTGGCTTGATAGCCTTGTGTAAGAAGCCTACGGTTCTGCGGTAGCGGCTGTCAAACAGACCCGATGAGCAGAAAGCGATAGCATCCTCACTAATCTTGATGCCCGTAGAGTTTCCTGCGGCACGGGGATTATCCTTGTTGTACACATAGAAGTCCCGATAGCCTGTGATGATTTTAGTGCCGTCTTTACGGGTCTCTTTTTGGAATTCACGAATCTTCTGAATGTTTAGAGGGTCAACGAAACGAAGTTCCAAAATACCTTTATCTTGCTTATCTTCGTCTGCTATAAGGTGGAAATAAATCTTGCCGTCAACATACCACCTACGGAAGATTTCATATCCCTTAGTCTCAAACTGCATAAGACGAAGAACATTCTTGAACTCTTCTTGAATCTTGTCTTTGACACTCTCTGATACATTCAAATCGCTTGTGAAGAATATTTTCACAGGGGAACGCTTACCCTCACAGACAACAGATTCGTTGATGATGTCATCAATAGCAGTTTCCGCGATTGGGTCCATAGACATTTCGCGGTACTTTGCTATTAGTTCATAATCGTTGCGTATAGAGCCGTCGAGATCAACATACTGACCATAGAAGCCGCCTGCTTCGACTGGAATAGCACCATCGTCCGTAGTTGGAATTACGAACGACTTTAGTGCTTTGAAGTCTTGCTTCTGCTTCTTCGACCGCTCAATTTTTAAGCCGAAGAGTTCCATTATGTAAACTCCTTTTTGAAAAGGTCACTATCAGGTGGTGATGTCAACAAGTTCGTGGTACTGGTATGACATCAATACGCCGAATTCAGAAATTGCTGTCTTGGAATCGAAGTTGAGTTCGTATCCCTGAACATCCTTTGGCCAACAACCCACCATCTTGTAGGTGGCGATTGGGTTGCCTTCACGGGTCAAAGGCTGAACATACCAATCCGCAAGGTATGAGTTGAGGTTGTTTGGACCAACATTACCTTGATACGAATTGATGAGGTTTGACCAAGATTCAAATGCCTTACGGAGCGAGTATGATCCGTCGTTATAGCACTTGAGATTCCAATCAGCAAACTCTCTATCTCCACCATACTTCAACTTTCTGCCCATGTAGTTAACTTCTACTTGACCCAAAGTTGAGGCAGGAATGCCCGCTGAACGGCAAAGGAATGATACCTGTGCGCCGGGGTTACCTAGACCGATTGCAGCAGCCACATTTGTAATGGCTCCTGATACTGCGCCACCAAAGAGTGCTCCTGCTACGCTAGAAGCAGCATTGATAGCAGCCGTGCCTGCTCCGGGGAATACACCCGAAACGAGATAGAGATTGTCTCTCGCACCACCGTTGATTAGATTCGCTCTGAAAGCGTCGATGCTGAACTGACTGTATGCCATTTGTTCTCCTATGCCTATTTATGCGGAAACCTGCTATCAGGCTCCTACTTCTTCGAACGAAACGCCTGTCTTGGTAGCAACGAAGTTCAACTGGATGTAGTTGATGCTTCGGTTTGGCTTCACATAGATGTCGGCAACAAACTGGTTGCTGTCGATAACTTGTGGTGTGTTGTTCTTCTCATCGCATACAACCTTGAAATCAACGATACCACGGCGAGCCTGAACATCACGGAGGAAGGGTTCTACTAGACCCTTGAACTGTGCTCTTGTGAATGCGTCATTGAATTCAAAGAGACTGTACTTAGCAGCCTTGGCAATTGCCTTCTCAAGAACGATGAAGAGGCGGCGAACATTGATACGGTCGAATGCCGATGGCCTTGTTTGAGCCGTCTTATCACCGAAGAGGATTGTGCCTTCACCAGAGAAGGTTACGATTGGGTTGATGCCGTATCCGTAAATCTCATCTCTTTCAGCCTTGGTTGGATTGAATGCGACCTTGATTGTATTACGAACCTGACCACGGTTGAAACCTGCGGGGGAGTACCAAGGATCATTTGTATTATCTGTTCTTACACATAGACCTGCGGTGTCTCCGTTCATTGGAACCCAACGGTTTACATCGTTGAATGGGTCATACATGAACTTGTATCCGCTGTCGATGAATGCGTAGTTGTTATTACCAATCGCATCACGAAGATTCTTGCAGTTTGTGATCTTGGTAGTTGAAGCATCGGATGGATTCTTGTTTGGGGTTGACACAAACGCAACGCAATCCATACGAGACTTTGCCAAGTCAGTTAGTTTTTGTGCATTGTTTCCTGTCAAAGGACCGCCCAAGAGTAGAGCAACATCAATATGATCTGCATCCTTGAACATTTCATAACCACTACCTGTGGTTCCCAAGATGCTTGCTACTCCGCTGAATTCTCCCGCACCGTTTGAATAGGAAGCAGTTGCGGTTCCCCATGCTGAGGTATCTCCATTTACTGCGATTGTGCCGTTTGCCGTATAACTTGATGTTAAGTTATCTACCCCAGTTACACCCAAGCATGAGATATAGCGAGAATCGCTGTTGATCTTGCTCTTGAAGTAAGATGGAGTTCCGTCTGGATTTACTGCTCCCGCAAGTGTTGAAACCGATTCATATCTTTCTAGAACCGTTCCTGTTGCTCCACTCAACAATCCATCTTCGTCAATAACAACCAAGTGGAAAGCATCCTGTGTTGTTAGACCAGAACGGAAAGCATAATCTGACTGTGTTGGTTTGCTACTGAAGAAAGTCTTATACGCCCAACCATTGAAGTTGTTGGATTGGGCAGCGGCAGATAGACCACCACACATTTCGACTCTTAGTGAATTGCCCAACGAACCCGGATAGCGAGCAACGATTACTCCTGTGCTTGCTGTTGGGGTTCCGCTCTGTGCCTCTTCAACATTTCTAATGAGGGTTCCGGCCAAAGTTCCTGCTGTTGAGTTCTTTGCAGTATCCTTGTCTACATGACGAACGACCTTTAGGTTGTTGCCATAGCCAAGGAAGTTGTATGCGGTGAACCACCACTCGTAGTTTGCATCAGAGGGCATTCCGTAAAGAGCACCCAATTCCTGAACACTACTGATGAGTACGGGTTGATCTACTGGACCCCATTCAAACAATCCTGCCATACCTGCTGATGTTGTAGCAACAGAGGGAACGATTGTTGTGAGGTCTTTTTCTGAAACATTTACGCCGGGGCTGATTTGAAATGCCATCTATCTATCTCCTTGAAGGATGCTTGATGATTCAGACGATATTTAGGAAATGGTCTATTTCCGGTCAAAGACCATATGGGCCTTTGTACTGTCTTGTGTCTATGTCGGAAAACCATCCATTATCATTTAGGTTTCTTTTTTGTTGGGGTTCTCTTGCCAACTCCGCAGAGCCGTCATCGTCAATTTCAGTACTCAAGAAACCAAACGGCATTAGGTCTTCTTCCAACTTTTTAAGTTTGTCTTCCATCAGTTTCTTACGAATGTCGGCATTTACCAAGTCTCTAAAGTAGGGCTGTGTGGTTAGCCAAGCAAACAGAACAAGGGTAGCCACCAGATCGTCGTTATAGCCCTCTGAAGCCTCGTAGGACGATTTGCTAGAAATAAAGGTAGACAACTCGGATACGATGTCAAAATCGTTCACAAGCAGTTTATCGCCCTCTATCATCTCTTTAAGAACTAGGCATCCCGTCTTTTTGACCTGTGCAGACATTTTCACACCATACTGAACCCTACCCGAACCGAATGTACCTGCCTTCTGACCCTTCTTGCCCTTGATGCTGATGCTTATGATGTTTTCGTACTCCAATTCATCATGGATAATGTCTGCCACTTGTTGCCCAGTATCGTTGATTTCAACAATTACCTGTGCCTCGTTATAGCGATTGGCTACAGATACAATGAGGTTAGGTAAGAGCATAACAGGCATGGTGTTATTTCTAAACTTGCCTACGACCTTGTAGGGCATGTTGGTTACATCTATGATTGTGAAGGCGTGGTAATCTAGACCTACCGCCCTACAGGTATCCACAGACATAGCATAGATGTGACCTTCTTTTGGCTCTTCGTAGAGTTCCAATCCGTCCTTGGTTTGTATTTTCGGATTCTCATAAGTGAGGGTAGAGATTTTAGTGGTCTTGATGAGGGTGTCTTCTGATCCCAAGAATTCACACTCATACTCGGCTAGCCAAAGGCGTTCTGAACCCAAAGCCTTCTTCGTGGTCTCTTTCCAAGCATCATCTCTGCCGGGGACTTCCCACCAATGCACTTCAATGGCCTTGTAGGGGTTTCTACCTGCGATGGCATCCTTCCAAAGTTTGTAGTACATGTTCATACCCTTGGGGGTAGAAACAATGACCACCTTGGAGGTTTGACCTGATGAAATGGTTGGGTATACCGATGCGAAGAACTCGTCGGCTATGTTGTTGGGGACGAATGCGAACTCGTCAAGAACGATGTAGTTGAACGAGTCACCACGGACAGCAGAAGCAGAGGTTGCTGATGCTATAATCTTTGAGCCATTCTCAAACTTGATGCTCGTCTTGTTCCATTCAACCACACCCTGCTTGAGCCACAGAGGTAGACGCTCATATGCCAACTTGATACGGTCAAGAATTTCAGTAGCCGTTTTCTGCTTGTTGGCTAGGATGGCAACCTTGTAGTCACCATTGAACTGTGTCATGTGCAAAACATCAGCAGTTACACAAGATGTCTTTCCTGTCTGACGAGGGAACTTGCAGATATTGAAGCGGTTCTCTCTTACTGTTTTTAGGAACCTCTTTTGGAAGTCATACAGGTCAAATAGAATCGGACCTCGGTCAAGGCTTCTGATGTAGAAGTACTTGGTTGTAAAATGAATCAGATCTTCAGATGCCTTGACATACTCCTCCATTTGCTCGGGGGAGTATTCAATCTTTACACCCGGACCCTTTAGTAGAGGGTTACCAAGATAGGCTATACCTTGCTTACTCGGCATCTATAATATCCTCGGGCTTGACCGCCTTCTCCAACTCCTTTCGTGCCTTTAGGAATTTGGAGAGTTCTGTTGTATTGCCCACGAAGATGCTGTTGTTGGTCACATTGGTTTGCTTGACCGCATCTTCCTTCTTGATTTCCTTCAACTGCTTGTGGAGATGCATCAGTTTGTTGTTAGCCTCTAGTGTGGCTTGAATCAACTGAGCAGCAACCTCATACGCACGGGCGTTCTGTGTTTCCTCGGCTACCTGCAAGATGCCCTGAATAGCACTCTCCGACTGGACAATAACTCTCTTGAGATTATCACGAACCTCTGAGTAGTCTTTGTCGTGATCTTTGACAGATTGCGGTGGCTTTACGGGGATAGGTACTAGCATAGTAGGCTCGGGTGTACTACGCATTGCGGGTCCACCCAATAGCACCTTGTCTAGGTTGTTGTCAACCCGTGATTCATGTCCAGTCATAACAAACTCCTTAAGCGTTTTCTATTATCTGTGTCTGTGCTGTCGGTCCTGCGGGAACATATGAACCTGCTGTAATTCCTGTGTTTGGATATACATTTATAGTTGCAGCAGTAAGACCGCCCTTGAGGGAATCTCGGAGACCAACTTGAGTGTCCAAGATGACTCCCTGCTCGCGGATTGGTCCATACAAGTAAACCCGTGCGGTGAAGGAGAGGGTCATATAGGTCAACTTGCGTAGATCGTAGTTGCCATACGAACCGTCATCTCCTTCACCGATAGTACATGATTTGAACACGATAGGTATGTTTACCTTCGGATCCATGTCATTCATTTTGATTGTGATTGTGTATTCTGGTTGGAAGTAAGGAAGTATCTGCTCTACAATTTGCAGAGCATCTTCGGTGTTCTTGGTCATTATTCCCAAAGACAAGTCCAAGTTATACGGCACACGCTCATAACGAGTTTTTAGTGTGCTCGCATCTTTGTACAGGAGAGTCCTGTTCATTGTGTTGAGTTTACGATTCGGGTCATATGTTAGTGACTGAATCTCAAACGATAGACGAGGAATATAGTTCTCAATCTTTACTTTAGCCGCATCAAAATCTGTTCCTATGCGAGCGAGCCTGCGTATGAACTTCTGCTGTGGTCCGTAAGAGATAGGAACCTTGATACGCTCTACCTCATCTCCCGCGTCATCCAAACGAGAAATGTAGATGTTGTTGAAAAGAGAGCCAAAAGCCACAACAACTTTACGAATAGTTTGATGATAGAAGTGTTCCAACATTAGGTTGGGTCTCCAAACGGATGGCTTTCGGTAAAGTCAAGGAAGGTATTCGCTTCGTCCTGAATGCCCTTGTTGTTTTCATCAATAAGGACTCCAAACTTATCGCCAATACCTATGACAGTTGAGTATAGACTATTATCACTCTTTGTTACATATAGGCTCTGTCCAGTTATACCCGTGATGCCCCAACTACCAACGATATCAGTAAGTATAAGAATTCCCGGGTTTTCTTGGTCATAGGATAGAACGGTTGCTGTTGCATCTGCTTCTGCCACAGATCCCGTTGCGGAACCATTTGCAAATTGGTATACGATATCGCCCTTTCTAAGATTATTTGCTCCATTTATTGCTCCTAGCGTGAGGTTGATGCTATAGGCATTCTGTTCTTCTACCACATCTATCTCGGGAATACCAGTATCCATCTTCTCCTCGCTGTATTGGAACAGTTCACATGTCAATTGGAAAGTTAGTCTCTTGCCAAGTTGATAGAAAGGATTCTCATGTTCTACAAACTTGATTTCAAACAGACCGTTATTTAGAGGCAAGAAGAGTAAATCTCCTTCCATCGGTCTATCCATACCAGTCTCTCTCTTGAATCTTTTTCTAGAAACAGTAAATTTCACGCTGTCCCTAATCTCAAAACCAAATTTGGTGAACATATCTCCACCCTCAAATGCTGTGGTTGTATCCATATACATTTCAATCATCTTGAAGGTTGAGAACCTTGAGTAAGGTGCTTCGCCAAAGAAGTCATCTTTGCGAATCATCTCTCTCGGTAAGTAAAACATTTCCATACCATGAATCTTTATAGCCTCAATAGTGAGGTCTTCGATGAGATTCTGCTCAGGTAGATTCTTGAACTTATTGAAGTATGGGTTGAGTGCCACGGGTTATCCCATCATGAAATCTGTTGGCAACTCGTACTTGGCTATTAGGTCTTTTTCTATGTTGTCCATTTCTGTAGTAGCCTCGGACAAAATCTTTTCGCCGTTGAATGTAATATCACCCGGCAGTTTGATACCGTTATACTTGCTCAGATTGACTCCCCATTGTTTCTTTATTAGAGCGGTCACATAACGCTTGAGCATTCTGTCTTCATATATTTCAGTATGAACTCTGGGGTCTAGAATTCGATAGGCTTCGATGATAAAATATTGCCCCGGTTGAACAAACTTCCAATCCATATCAATACGGAGTTTGTTGTTTACACGACTGAAGTTAACCATCTTTTCGGGAGACAAGTATTGTCTCAATAGAGATAGGTACTGTTGTGTTAAATCGTATTGTACAAGGTCAATGGTTCCGAATGTATACAGGTCGTTCAATGCGTATTGGTAGCGAACATCAAACATACCTACCGACTGTGCAGTAACATGAAAAATTCTTACGACGCTTGTAACTAAATCCTCCAAAAGAATATCTGCCGCAGTTACCCCTTCTTCTTGAGGCTGAATCTTTATTTCAGATTCCTCTGTAAATCCGGGGTTATCTGCCCTGATGCTGATATACCTGTTTTGTATGTCTTGTGGCTGAATTTGATACTTCAGGTAAACTCGCTCTACACCATCAAAGTGATACTCTGAGAAGAAGCGAATAGCATCGTCAACGCGATCCTCTATCTGATCGTCATCAACATTTATCTCAATAACGGGCGAGCCTAAAGCCCGTAGTGCGTAGTCAATTAGTTTCTTCCTCGTCCGTATTGACGGCATCTTGGTTCTCCGTTGGGTATTTAGCCTTAATGGCTTTTCTTAACTTCTGAATCTGATCTATACCGGAGTTCTTCTTGCTCTTCTTCTCTATCAGATTCTCCCACAAAGCAACTATCAAATCTTCAAGGGGTGGGTACTCGGACTTTCTCCTACTACGAGGAGTTTTGGAGTTTTCCACAAGAGTTCTAACTTCCTCATCGGTTGTTTTTGCTTCAGCCTGTAACGCTGCTGAAGCCACAACATAATCCTTATATCTCGACAAATAGCGTTCTCCGCTCTCCCATATCCCATCTATTGAGTATTGTTTGGTGTCTGTAACAATACTTCTTGGACCACCTTTTGTATAACTTAGACTCCTCAAATTTTCTATCTCAGTATATGACGGTTCTAGGGAGCAAAACACAGATCTTGGTATTACAGTTCCGTCTATTACTATATCGCCAAGTTCATTTCGTGCAAAGGTGTTTGCCATGTTAGACCGCCAAATCTTGATTGAAATACGCCTTGCTGTTTTCAGTAACAGAGGTATAGTTGCCCGTGTTACCTGCGTATGACCCTGAGGAGGAATTTGTATAGACTATACCGCCAAGACGGTTTACCATGATGTTATACAGAGAGTCTTTGGCGGCAAATATCACGGACTGCGGATTTGTTTGCCCCCCTTGGGTTAAACCATAGCCATCCATAATAGAATAGTATTGACCTGTTGTTGATGGGAGGATACTCACAACGGAATTGTTTGATGCTATTAGACCTTGCTGCCCACTAGCGGAAAGTAATCGGAAATTAGAATCTGAAACCTCAAGATTTGCTCCGTTTACAATCATTCCTGTTCTGTTGTTTACTATTGTGTTGTGGTTATAGGTTATACCAGCAGGAACTATTTGAATTGTGCTGTTCTTGTTGGCGACAATTCCCGCCGTGTTTTGTGATAGAACAGAACCCATCATAACAACAGAAGCGTTCTCTGCGTAAATTCCAACACCATTTCTTGAGCCTATAAATCCATCAATAACAACCCGACCACCATTACAATAAACAGCGGATCCGTTGATTGGCGTTTGATATACGCCCATACCCTCTTGGATATTTACTCTACCACCATCGCACACTATTGCTTTAGAACTATTTTCTGTGGCTGTTGCGGTTGCGGTATCGTACACTATGATAAAAGGATCGCCCCGACCGTCGTTTCTCTTACCAAGAGTCAAGGTCGCGGAAGAATCTACTATGAACCCCGTAGTGTTGTTTAGGACAACAGAGGTCTTGTATACATTATAGAATCCTAAGTTTGCATCAGTTATTGTTCCATTGAAAACAGAAGCCCCCGATGCGCCATTTGCTATTCTTCCAAGAGCAGTAACTTTTCCTAGTTCCGAATCAACTGTTGTAACTTGGTAAATTCCACACAGAGACATGACTCCACTACTAGTATCTCCTGCTGTTCCCCCCAATAAACCCGAAGATCCCATCAAGAAAGTTTCGGGTGTTAGAGTTAGATAGTCGCCAACGGATATGTTATCTACAGGAGAAAAAATTTCTACAGTAGATGTTAGTCCACTCACAGATACATTTATCTGTAGTGGATCTATTTGAAGATAAGAATTGTCCGAAGCACAGATATGGTAGTTTCCGTTATCGACAAAAATTGGTCTTGATAGTGTATAACTTCCTTGACCCAAAACTATCTCTGATCCCTTTATCTTCTCTATAGATTTTGCCGCAGCAGCAGAACTCATATAAGATACACTACTATAAGTTCCCTCCGAACAAGTGCTTCCGCATGGACTTTTTAGTGATACATTACTTCCCCAACCATACAAAAGCCTTGAGAGGTTTATGGGCTGTGTTCTATTGTGTGAAGCGTGTCTAGATGTTCTTGAATCGTTATACCAATAAGTAAAGGAAGATGGTTCTTCCTCTGTGGAGGAAAGATTCATCGGGAAAACCAAACCCGTTCCAAATGATCCAGAAGGAGAAAGGAATACTGTTTTGTAATCGGCATCTCCCCAAGAATACAAATCAGAAACTCCTGTTGCTCCCGTTGCTCCTCTATCTCCTGTTGCTCCACGATCTCCTTGGAGACCCGTATTTCCCGTTATTGATCTTCCGGGTGAACCCATATTTCCTGTAGGAACCCAAACAATATTATAAAGACGAGGAGATGTAAAGGATAAATTGCCGCCAAGATCTACAGTTGCGGGGAATTGAAATACAGAACCAACCTTGGTTGATGCTTGAGTTACCCCGAGTATTCTTATTGCGTCTAGTGTTACCGCATCTCTTATGTAAATAGTTCCTCTTACAATAGAAGAACTGTAGCCCCATGTTCCAAAGAAATTGGAAAGGTTTGTTACTGTTGTTCCGGTTGGTTGAACTTCATTGATATAGAAGGTTCTGCTTATTGTGTCGTACCAGAAATAACCTTGAGGTACGGTTGTAGATGTTCCATATCGGTAAGACAGAGTTCCCAAAGAAAATCCGGTAGAACCTGTTGGTCCTGTTCTTCCATCTAGTCCCGTGACTCCTGCTGGACCCGGAGTTCCTTGCGGACCAACTTCTACTCCCGGATTTCCTTTATTGGACTTGTATCGTATTAGCCAATTTGTTGACAAATATGGTGGTAGATTTTGGTGAGCCTGTGAACCGCCAGTCAAATCCGAAACCGCCTTGTTTGCCTGATATTGGTTGGTAATTACGCTATTTACTCCGGAAGCGGTAACACCAGATCCTATGGTTTGTTGTTGAGTTCCCGGTGGTGTATATCCGCCCCCAATACTACTTCTGATTGGTATTTGGTGTCTGTGTGATGGTATTTCGCTTAGTGATAGGGTGTGAGTTTCTTCTCCACCCATTTCACCCAAAATATGAGTAGACAATCCTCTTCCCCTACCTGAACCCATAACAGTTCTTCCACGAAGATCGGGGACAAAGAAATAATCAGATGTGTATCCGGACTCTTCTCCCGTCTTAAGAGATTTTAGTGTGATTTCTGTACCTTCCGCAAGATCATTGAACGATGATGCTCCAGATGCCCATCCCGTCATTCCTTTTAGGAATGTAAAGGTAGCATCTGTAGTTGTTCCTGTAGCAGAATAGACTCTCACTACGGCTTCTTTAGAACCCCAAACCATTTTATAGGTTTGATTGTTTATTAGAGAGTGATTCTTTGTACTTCCGGGCTTACCCGCAGAAATCAAATGAGAATCGTCTACCGCACCATCAAATCTAATGTAACCTGTAGATCCTGTAGTTCCGGATAGTACTAGACCAAATATAGAATACTTTTCTCCTATTGCTGTGTACAGATCGTTATATGTGTCGGAACTTGTTGTTCCTTTTGGGAAGGAGTCACCAGCACACAACAAATAATTCCCCGGAACTTTATCGGGGGTTCCTGCAAATGGAACTAGTGTTCCTACAGGGCTGAATATAGAGACTTGCGTATTCCCCAATAAAACAGACGCAGCAGGCAACCCATTAACAACTATGCCCGAATAAGAATCCGTGGCAATCATCATTGGTTGAACAACGGTTGAAGTTGAGGGAACTCCTGTTGTCAGACCACCGCTCAATCCAGTTGAGAGATAGTAGGTGTTGCCGGTTACCAAGGGAAACGAGAGCAGAGAAGATGTTGCCCCCGCAGGGAATTCGATTTCTCCTTGATAGACAACCTCTACTGTCCACATCCCGCTAGCGGTATATCCTCCCTGAACCACACCTACGGTTTGTGCATTTTGCCAAACATCGGCCTTGGCTAGGTTTAGACTGCCGTCATCGTCAATGTATACCGCAGCCCCATAGTGTAGGGTTCCGCTAGGAAATGCTTGTGGTGCAAGATTAGTATACTTCTTTAACAGCGTCGTTTGAGGAGGCTGTTGTAGAATATGAAAGCCGCCACGGGAAGTTGAAAAAGCCATTTAGATAAGCCCTCGTTGTATCTAGGTACTATTTAGTAGCACCCAGAAACTGCTAGGACTTATGCAATGCCCATAGTGGCTTCTTCCATGATCTTATCTGTAGCAAACTTGAGATTTGCTTCGATTCTTTGCTTTTGATCTTCAGGGAATTTGTTTTCCTGAAGCATCTTAGCACAAGCCATGCGGGATTCCTTGTATCTCTCGGTCCAATATGCAGAGATGGCAAATTCGTCCAAGATCATCCAATCGTATACTGGCTGGGCCACAAACAAAGCCCCTTCGGGGTATTTAATGCTGATTGCCAATTTGGCAAAACGATATGCTTGGTCAAACCTATTTGTAAGACGGCAAACTCTAGAAGCAGCCCAAAGACTTTCCGCTCTCCAAGGTGCAGCCTGATAGGCTTGGAAATACGATGCAACAATGTCATCAATACTATGCTTCAGTATTTCTCTAATACGGCCCACCTGAAACAGGCTGTAGAAGACTTCCTCATTCCATCCACCCAACTGCGCTCTTTTGATATAAGCATCAAGAGCCTTTTCCCATTGATTTGAATCTCGGTATGACTGGGCTAGGTAGAAGTGATATCTGTTGATATCCTTTTCCTCAACCTTTCCGCTAGCCAAAGCCTTTTCAAAGGTTTCAGCGTCCTTTTGGTACTTTTGAGGATTCTGTGAACGAGCACCGTCCTGAATTGGGGTGTTCGTAAATCCGCGAGCAAAATCCCGAGTTCTAATCTCGTCATGGCAATCCACATACTCATGTAGAACGCCACGGTAATAGTACTTTCTCTTATTGCTAGTCAATTGCGGACGATGATACCGAGTATTACCGTAGAACGCCCAAACATTGTAAAGATCTGCGGTTAGGCTTTCCTTAAACTTGTCAGGGTCAAATCCGGGGTCAAAAACCAAAATCTCATCAGAGTCGATCATAAGGCAATAATCAATATCTTCATTTTTTCGTGCTAACTCTAGTACTTCTGAACGATTTGTTCCAAAGTCAACCCAAGGACTCTCATGAAGTTCTCCCTTAATGCCAACAGTATCAAAGAACTTCTTAATCTTTTCTTGAGTACCATCGGTTGAACCCGTATCACAAATAACCCATGTGTCAATAAGGGGAAGAACAGAAGTAAGGCATCGTTCTATCACTTTAGCCTCGTTCTTTACGATCATGCAAAGTGCGAGTTTCTTCTTCTTTGGGGTTTCTGTGATTACAGATTCGGCGGTAGCATTATCTGACATTGTATATCTCCATTGTGAGAAAGTGTTGTAGTTTATGTATGTTGCGTTTTAGCGACCGCGAAACTTTTCACGGTTTTCATACTGATCGTCATCATTATCATTTCCGTAGCGTTCCATCCAATTCTTTGAACTGTTCTTCTTCTTCTTGTTCGTAGAATTGCGAGCCTTGCGGGAATCGTGATCTTCCCACTCTCGGTATTCATTGTTGCGACTCATGTGATTTAAGCCTCCACAGGGATACGAATGGGTCTTTGAAGTAGACCCGGATAAGCCTTCTCCGCAAGATCTTTTGAGACCTCGGGGATGTTCTTGAGAAGGATGTTCTCTAGAATCTTTGACTCTGCTCCACTCAAAGCCTCAAGCATCTGAATGAGCAAAATATTCTTACGGGCAGCATCAACTCTTGTTTGTTCTAGGAACAAATAGAATCTCTTATGCTCAGAATACAAGGTAGTCATAGCCAACCCATCAGGAGACTGATCGGGGGTGTATGGCGGAACCTTGTTTGTAAAGAACTTGATGTTTGGATCATATGCCCAATGAAGGACATCTTCTAATGCGGGGGAGTAGTTCTCACGAAGGAGGTTGATCTTCTTCGCCTCTGTTTCCGCTGCTGCAACTTTGGCTAGTATTTCAGATACGAGTAGTTTCATTGTTTCGCTCCTTCATGATGACGAGACTATTTATACGATCTCACTTGTAGACTGTAAGAATAATGGTGTCTTCGTTAGTTCTGCCCTTGCCGATCTTTTCCTCGGTTTTTAGTGCATCAAAGGCATTCTTGAAGGCACGGATACCACCATCCTTGATTGCCTTGATGAATTCCTTGGGCTTTCGTACCTTTTTGCACTTGCAGCCCTTGGAGTCAAAAGATACCACAGATGTTCCCTTCACATCAAGACCATCAGCATTCTCTGCTTCTAGTAGGGTTACTACTCGGGTCTTGGTGTTGAACAGAACAACCTTAGATGCACCAATCATACGGCTAGGATGAATGGACTCCACACCAAGATCAGTATCGGACTTCTTCCACTTCATGCTCTTCACGCGATCAATCGGAGACTTTCTGCGACGAACCCTACGAATAGGAGTCGGTCGCTTCATCTCTCGGCAAGTATCCACTACATGGGTAAGCCAAGCCATACACTTCTTCAGTTGAGACTTGGTGTAAACAGAGTAGCCTTCCTTCAATTGATCGTCAGCAGAGCCACCGATTACTGCCTTGATGTCTTGCAGAGAATGGTCAAACCAATCCGCAATCATGTGGGCTTGCATGGGCTTGACTTGGCGAGACTTGATAAAGTCAGAGCATTCCCACTTGACGGGTTTGCCTAGCAGGATGGAGTCGTAGACCAACTCAATCTCTTCAATCAGTTCTCGGACCTGATCCTTAACATAGTCCCTCACGCTCGCACGGGCGGCCGCGGGTGCGCCTGTGGGCGCGTCCTTCTGCTTCTTACCCTTCTCTATAAGGGTCAGGATAGCCTTACGGAAGGAATCTACCTGTTGGGTCATAAGAGGAGCACCCAAGGTCAGCATTCGTGCTATTGGTCCTGTAATGATGCCTAGGGGCAGATCGGCGTTATCGCCCGGATAAAGACTAACATCAGCCAACTTCTTTACAGCGGCTAGGGCATCAGCCTTGTACTTGTTATCGGACATCCACTCTATGACCCACTTCTTATGGTCATCGGTATCCGACATATTGTGATACCATTGAACCGCCCTGCAATACTGCGTAGCGATCTTGGGGTCTTTTGGATCTCGGGGAAGGTGATCCCAAGGAGGCTCGCTTCCCCAATACTGCTGTTCAATTTTGTTAGCCATGCGTTCTAGTATAACTCCAAAAAAAGTGATGTCAAGCCCTTGACTTATGGATTGCCTGTGCTATTATATTAGTATTGAAGCATTTGGGGTTCACCTGTAGTGATCCCCTCTTTAGCAAAGGATACCTATGGCACAAGAAGAGTTCCTCACGCCGGGTACGAAGGTTTGGTGTAATTCGGAAGAGCGAGCGGGTATGATCGTTCGCACGGAGCGTGACCACAACTATGGTCCGCAGTATCTTGTCTCGTTCCATGAGCCTGACACGATTGAGAACACGCACCCATACGAGCAGCGGTGGATCAAGAGTACCGATGTGGTCTCTTACGGTGCTCCCAAGAAGGAGAACAACCGTGGACGCTGATCCGATGAACGAAGATGTGGAAGACTTCCTCTCCCAAGAGGGTGAGTTTTTTGACCCTGACGAGGACGGCTACGATGACGATGAGCATCAGTTCGTGGATGATGACGATGACGCAGAGGGTGTAAACCTTCCCGACCACCGTCAGAACCGAACCAACGACGAGACCAACGATTGGGAACATAATTGGTCTAGCCACAACAGCGACGAACCCGCCGAGGAGTTTGACGATGATGATGGCTTCGTCTTTGATGACGATGACGAGTCCGAAGAGGACTAACTAAACTCACGGGTGTGAAAACCGACACAGGAACCTTGCCTTGGCAGGGTTCTTGTGCTATAATAGTACCATGAACATCTTTGCATTAGATACCTGCCCCAAAACGGCAGCACAGTACCATTGTGACAAGCATGTAGTCAAGATGATTCTTGAGTACGCTCAACTGCTATCTACTGCCCATCGGGTGTTAGACGGCGAAGAAGTCATGTCCCTGTCCAAGACCAACAGGAAGGTTAGTCGGTGGATTCTTCCTGACCCCCTGTTGAATGAGCGACTGTACTTCGCTACTCATGTAAACCACCCATCCGCTATTTGGGCGAGAGAGTCCAAACAGAACTACGAGTGGCTTTATGCTCTCATGGTTCACCTCATGGACGAGTATACGCACAGGTATGGCAAGGTACACAAAGTGGAGTCTGATCTAAAGACTCTGCTAGCCACCCTGCCTCAAAACATCAAGTCCAAAGGCTTGACTGAAATACCACAGGCCATGCCCGATCATTGTAAAATTATGGGCAATACAGTATCCGCCTATCGCAGTTACTACAACATCGAAAAGAAGGGGTTTGCCAAGTGGAAAAATCGTTCCCGCCCACGATGGTTTACTCCAACTACCCTAGTCATCCTAGATACATAATAGATCATTATGCCTTTATACGAATACAAGTGTAATGCTTGTGACCATCAATGGGACGATTTCTACACGGTAGCGAATCGTAACAAGCCAACAAAAAAGCCCTGCCCGAAGTGCGGAGAGAAAAAGGTAGCCAAGTTGGATGCCTCTTCTGTGCAATGCATAGATTCTGTTCGCCTTGGTATTCGTAGACCCGATAACGGGTTCAAGGAGATCATCTCAAAGATCAAGAAGGGCAATCCCCGTAGCGACCTACACAAGAAAGACTACTGATGAATCATGTTTTAAAGTCAATTGAAATTGACGGTATGGGCCGTTTCTACCAATCCGCAAACACGGGCAATTGGTATCCTTCGGTCACTACTGTCACAGGTTTTGCCAAGAAAGACTTTTGGAAAGAGTGGAGAAAGAACCCTGAAAACAGAAAGACTAGCGAGGCGGCTATGCGTCGTGGTACGGCTCTGCATACGATGGTTGAGGAATACCTCAATGATGGTACGGAGTACAAAACAACAGACGAGAAAGCACAAGCACTATTTGACCAACTTGTTCCGAATCTGAATAAGATCAACAAGGTCATAGCACAAGAATCACAACTGTGTTCTGATACACTACGCATGGCAGGACGATTCGACTGTATTGGGGAGTATGAGGGAGTACTCTCTGTCATCGACTTCAAGAGTGCCAAGTCCTCTCGCAAAGAAGAGTGGATCACAAACTACTTTGAACAGACTGCTGCATACGCATACATGTGGCTAGAGAACTACAACGAACGGATTCCGCAGGTAGTAATCCTGATAACATCAGAAGATGGCACAACCCAAGTATTCAAGAAGAAGACCGAGGAATATAAGGAAAGTCTCGGTGCTGCTATCAAGAACTATTGGGCAAACAACAACTTCAAAGAACTACAGAGGACTATCAATGAAATGGTTGAAAAAACTGCTATCGGCTAATGAAGAGCCGACCAAGCCTATTATTGAAGACGGCATAGACAAGCCCGATGAGTCGGTTCTTGCCAAGTTAGGTGATGGCAAGCACATCATTCACATCATGCTGCACGAAAAGGAAATCACACTTGCTTTCTCTGATGAAGAGTTTCAAAACGGAATGCTCAGAGGTCAGCAACTAACCAAGATACCGAGAGAGGAGTGAGATGGGGTCAATCATAAACCTACAGAATGATTTCTGCCGAGAAGTAGAAGAGTTGTACAAGAGCCGAAAAGATACAACCTATGTTGAAGTGATCGTTGATCTGTGCGAGAAGCACGGGATTGAACCTGAAGCCGCAGCAAAACTGCTAACAAAACCAATCAAGGAAAGATTGAAGGCTGAAGGTCAAAGACTGAACATGGTCAAGAAGAGTTCCAAACTTCCTCTATGATGAATCCCTACGAGGTCTATCAGACCTATCTTGCGTTGAAAGCCCACTTCAAAGGTCAAGGCTTCAATTACAATACTCACGGTAGAACCCGAACTACTCCACAGTCGTTTGAGAGTAGAAAGGACAGATACTACTTTGAGAAGATGGCTAAGAAGTTCAAGAAAGACGATCTTGTAGAGTTCTTTGTCTCTCAGTTTGTCGGCAAGTCAGACCCTTGGGTTGGCGATATGTTTAGCGAAGAGGCAGAAGACCTGCATAGACAAAGGATGCGTAGAGTTCAGGCTCTAACAAACACAATCAAAACCGATATCAAGAAGTTGTGGGAAAGGTCGGGAGAAAACCCCGAAAGGTTTCACAACCTGTTTATCCCCAAAGAGCGGGGGACATACGCTCCAATATTTGAAGCAGTCATTCAGAAGAAGATTAGTCCCGAAACCTTTCTTGTTCTGAACGACATACTTGATTTTACAAAGTCATGGGCGGTTGCCAACGATCCCGTATGGGAGGAGATTGGAATCCCCCTAATTAGATATAGCCCGTTTCTTCAACTTGAGAGTAGAAGAGGCGAGTTAAAGAAAATCATCGCAGAAGTTGTGAGAAAAGACTTGCACCTATCTGCTGATGATGTATAATACCGTTTACACTCCGTCATACAACGAAAGGAAATACACATGGCCGGATTCGCAGATATGAAGAAGATGAGCAAGAACTCTGTAGGCAATCTACAGAAGGAACTAGAGAGAACCAACGAGAGCAAGTCCTACAAGGATGACCGCTTTTGGACTCCCGAGCGTGGGAAGGATGGCAATGGGTTTGCTATTGTTCGCTTCCTGCCTTCGTGCGAGGGCGAGGATGTTCCTTGGGTTCGCCTGTTCAACCACGGCTTCCAAGGCAAGGGTGGTTGGTACATTGAGAACTGCCCGACCACTCTTGGTCTGAAGTGCCCCGTGTGCGAGGCAAACAACGAACTGTGGAACAGCGGCATTGAGTCCGATAAGGAAATCGCCCGCGCCCGTAAGCGTAAGTTGTCGTACATCAGCAACATCATGGTTATCAGCGATCCCGCTAACCGCGAGAACGAGGGTAAGGTGTTCCTGTTCCGCTACGGCAAGAAGATCTTTGATAAGATCAGCGATTGTATGCAGCCGAAGTTCCCCGGCGAGCAGCCAACCAATCCATTTGATTTCTGGAATGGTCGTAACTTCAAGATGAAGATTCAGACGGTGGCAGGTTACGCAAACTACGACAAGAGCGAGTTTGATACGCAGTCTGCACTTCTTGACGGCAAGGATGAACTCCTTGAGAAGGTTTGGAAGTCGCAGTACCCGCTGTCGGAACTCGTCGGCAAGGACAAGTTCAAGGCTTACGAAGAGTTGAAGGAACGGTTTGATACCGTCATCAACACGGAGGCAAAGCCCTCCAAGAAGGCCGAGGACGAGGAACCCATCCGTGAGTCTCTGAGTGAGAAGTTCCGCAAGAACGAGGCGAAGGTCGCTGCTGCGAAGAAGCCTGTTCCGACCAACGATGATGAAGACGGCGAGGGAGATACCCTTGACTACTTCCGCAAGTTGGCCGAAGAGGATTGATTATCCTGCGGGACGGTAAGACACCTGATATGCCACCTTGGTAGCATCGGTGTGACTGCCTGAATAAAGCGGAATCATGGTAGCACCTCCACCCCCACCGGATGGGGGTGCTATCATTTGGGGAGCATTTGTATTGTTTACTACCACGGGCTGTATTTCTCCTCTTGAACGCAATTCTCCTAGAATTTGTCTGAGAAGATCTTCACTCAATTCTCTTTCAATACCTTCAGATTTCTCCATGTCTCGCTTTTCTAGATTTGCTTCAGCGATTAAAGTTTCTGTGCTAACTCCTTTGGTGGTCAACACACCATTGGTGAAAGATAGATTACTTGCTAATGGAGTTCCTTCCTTTGCAGCAGGAAGCAGATACTCTTCTCCTCCATACTCTACTGTACTGCCTCTTGACTTTGGTGTAGTTAGTGGTGGGGGCTGTGCAGCAGCAAAAGCCATTAGAGATTGCCCCATAGACTTCAATTTGTCAAACACACCCGGCTCTGTACTACCAATCTTATCTACTAGAGAACCAATTTTATCCAAGCCCAACATCTCCCCGAACTTGGTGTTTGAGAATCGTTGAAGAGCATCTGCTAGAGCATTGATAGCCATAGCACCTTCGTTTATCTTCGGAGCCATTTCTGCGAAACCGACGAACATACCAAGCATTTCTATTGGTGATGGAGCCTTCTTACCAGTAAAGAAACCAATCACTCCCGATACTGCATCACCTATAGCACCCGTGACTTGCCCCGCCGCACCCATAGCACTAAATGCCAATAGTGCAGCACCAACAGCACCTATACCCACAGCAGTAGCAACAAGACCTGCGGCTATCTGCACACCATTCATTCCAATGTCTGCAATTTGAGACAGAATGTCCATAGTGCCCGATGCTTGAACAACAGCCATAGCACCAGCGAACTTGAGAATGCCGGGTGTTGCGATTGCTAGACCAAAGGAAAGTGCTACAAGAGCGACAGCCATAATTGTCATAGCAGCAGAAGCAAGAATTAGTAGAGGAGACATCGCTCCAACTATAGCCATAGTGGTAGCCAATTCCATAATACCTGCCGACAGGGAGGGTATGCTGTCCATCCCTACGCTATTAATTATTGAAAGACCCGCACCTAGCGACATCAATCCAACACCCAATATTGCCATAGCAGCGGCTCCTGCTGCTATTAACAATGACATGAATCCTATACCTGCAAATACAAGAGCAAATCTAATTATTGCTGCTCCTGCAACAGCCAAAGATTCCCAACCTACGGCATTGAACATTATTAGAGCAAGAGCCAAAGGAATAAGAGAAGCACCCAATACCGCAATAGCCAAGGCTCCCGGCAGAATGAATGATGCCAACTGACCCAGTAATCCTGCCGCTAGAGCAAGACCAACCAAAGTAACCGCCATCTTTCCTATGGCTTCCCAACTAACCATGCTCATCATGATAAGACCCAAGGCTAGCGGAACTAGAGAAACGCCTAGAATTGCAATTGCCAAAGCACCCTTAATCAAAGAACTTGTGTCTATTTTGCTTATACCATACAAGACTCCCATGAGACCAAGAATTGCAACGCCGGTCTTAAGCATCGCTCCTGCATTCACTTTAGTCATCAACAGCATTCCTACAGCGAGAGGTATCAACGATGCCCCAACTAGAGCAAGAGACATTGCAGACTTCATAAGTTTTGAGGAGTCTACTTTGGATAGTAATTGAAGAACACCAACCATAGCAGTAAGACCTATTGCGGTCTTGATAAATCCTTCAACTCCCACATTCTTCATCAGCATCATTCCGATAGCCAAAAAACTAACAGAGGCAGCAATCAATAGCATGGACTCTGCTGCTTTCTTTAGATTTGCTGCGGGCAGTTTTGCTAGCAAATATAATCCGCCACCCAAAGCACTCATTGCTACGCCTGCTTTTAGCAAGGTTTCGGGATCAATTTCTTTCATCAACTTCAAACCAACAGCCAAAACCAACAAAGAGCCTGCAATCAAGAGCATTGCTTGCGCCCCCTGCTTTGCCGCATTCAAGAAATTGCCTAGCATTCCTGCCTTCTCTGGCGGTTTTGCCTCTGCCTTTTCACCCGGTTTCTCGGGGGCTCCTGCGGGCGCGGGTGCGCCTGCGGGCGCGGCTCTTTCTTCCTCGCTAATATCAAGAGCACTTTCTCTAGCAGCAGCCTCAGTTCTTAGTGCGGATGCTGCTATTGAAGCCAAAGAATCTTTCATATCCATAGCATCCAAGGCTATGGATATGATATTATCATTCATCTTCTTGGTTTCATCTATTAGAAGATTGACATACTCTGCTACTGTATCTGCCGATCCTCCCTGTACAGATGTTTTGGATATGTCCAATAGAGCATTCATGCTCTTCTGTATTTGCGTTACTCCGTCCTCTGTTGACTGTAGATAAAGATCAATTGATCTTAGTATATCTGGTAAGGGGGAGAGGATGTCATAGAAAGTGCCTGTCATAAACTCCAAGAATTGAACTGCGTCATTAGAATACTTCTCAAACGAGTAAACCAATCTCTGAGTGTTTAGACTCATGATTGTTATACCATCTCTAATTTCAGACACGAACTTTAACATCTCCTTTAGACCATCGGAGATATCTTTTAGGGGGTTTTCTAGTTTTGATGTTGGGGATCCTGCTGCTTTACCTCCACCCAAAGTTAGTTTACCAAATCCGGAAAATAAGACGGGAGCAAGATTGCCCATAGCCAAGGCAAATCCCGCTTTTAACGAATCCTTCAACGATGGTAATGCTTTTGATATTCCCCTAATAGAATCACCAAATGCTTCAATTGCTGCTCCGTCTGCCTTGAGACTTTCTGTTATTGGCTTGAGTTCTTTTTCAAGTTCTGTTAGTTCTCTAGGAATACCATCAGCATACTCATCTAAGGCATCTGCAAAGGCATCCAAACTTTTGGTGGCATGTTCTTGAACCTCTTCGCTTGACTCCAAAGAATCACGAAGTTTACTTAACGCCCCCCCAACCTTCTTTAATTCTCCTTTCCATTTGTCTTGGAGAGCAATAAGTTCTTTTTCTTGCGCTATTTCTTCATTTGTGAGTTTGATTCCAAGTTTTCTTTTTTCATCAATCTTCTTCATCTCTTCGTTGTTTTTACGAAGACCTTCTTTTAGACTAAACCCTTCTCTTGAGAGATCCATGATTCTCTCAACAGCAAGTTCTGTCTTGGTTTTCAAATCCTTTACCTTTTCGGTAAGGTCTTTCATGCTCTCTGCCGCTTTCTTTGCGGCTTCAGTATCAGATGGCAGCGGACTGCCTGAAGGTGGTCCTCCCGGCGGTGGTGGTGTTCCAAAATCCCCGAATTCTTCGGCCATCTATTACCTCTTTGGCATCTTTGCTTCTAGTTCCTTCACCTCTTCATTATGTTTCTTCACATACTCCGAAATCATACCCACATAAATTTGCTTTTCCCACGGCAGCATGTTTTCAATATCAGTCAGCGAATAGTGATGGTGCTGCATCATCTGAAAATGTGTTTCTAGCATGTTGCCGAGGTTATCGTGCATCATGCTGATTGAAAAAAATCTTGCGCCCCCCTCAAGGTTACTTTGCTCTTTGTCTTGCACTTATCACAGTCACAAGTCACTTCTTTTGATATTGCGGGCATCTTATTGAAGAAGTTCATGATCTTTGCAAACACTCCCTGTGGAAGATTCTCAATAAACTCCAACAGTTCTTCTTTCTTATAGTCCTTGGCTTCGTATATCTGCTTATCGTCATAGATGCTCTCTATGCAAACTGTAACGAAGTTCAGCAACTCTTCTGCTCCCTGTCCCTTTTCCTTGTTTGCCTCAAGACTCTGAAGAGTGTTGAAGTTGGGATACTTCATGATGATACCCATAGTATTACTGATGGCTACCTTATTTGAGTAACCCTTCTCCTTTACAACCTCAACCTCATTCAGATTGATGTTTACAGGAACCATGTTCTCACACTTTGGGCACTTGATCTTTACATCTACGGACTCACCGACAGACTTTGAGCGGAGTTGCAGGAAGATGTATTCAATGTCAAAAGTCGCAGCCTCATCGGGGTTTACTTCATTGAAGGTGCAGTTAGACACGATGTCTTTCATCGCAGAGATGATCTGCTGCTGATCCTTTGTCTCATTGGCTAGAAGAAGAATCTTCTCTTCCTTGACTAGGAATGGACGATACTTTACCTTCTTGCCCGTTGAGGGAAGGGTCAATTCATACTTTGGTGTTGTAATAATAGGCAGACTCATAGTTTATTCTCCTTGGACATGATGTCTTTCAGTATTTAGATGCCTTTGAAGAGGGCGGCAGTATTGATACCTGATGTGATTAGGTTGTTTAGGAACACATTTGCGGCAATGTTCTTTGGCTGTGGAGGCAATACCACATTGGTAGATGCTTCCAAGTTTTGTGGTTCCGGCGGCAGGACAGCCTTGGGTACTCCCTGTGGTTGCATAACAGGAGGGAAGGTAATACCTTCTTTGTTTGAACCCAAAGGCTTCTGAGCCAAGAACATGCTCTTAAATTTTTGAATCTCGGCTTCGTTATAATCTTTCTTTATACCGTCAGGTATCGGTATAGTCTGAACCCCCTGCCCCGGATTTAGTGCAGCCATAGCGTAACGGAAGTCTTCTGTGTAATCTCTGAATGGAACAAGTTCGCGGAAACCAAAGTTTACATTAACGCTCAAAGTAGCATTGCTGGTCTCGGTTTGGATTTGCTGTAGGGCAACAGTTTTTGGGTATATTTCACTAAAAGTCACACCATATATTTCATTGGCCTCAAGACGCTCCAAAGCCTCGTTGTAATTTCTGACATATTGGGGCAACAACATTACGGTAAGTGTGCAGTTTTTTGCATAGTCATCGTAGAATGCAGGATAGCGATAGACAGGATCTACAATAGCCCGCTGCCAAGATCTAAACACCAAGTATTCATACAAGTCTGTACCGCACAAGAAACTAAAATTACTGCTACTATCTCCAAACTGTTGTACGAAAGGTATAGTTTGTTTTGGTCCCGCTATATTTCTATCTGCGGTAGCAAATGTTGCTTCTGGGAATGTTACAGACGAACAACTAATTGAAAGTCTCCTGCTGTCTACGGGAATAAGACTGGCCGCTGTAGGAACACCATTAAAAAGAATGCAGTAACGATTGTTACGCATGAACCCAACATTACGAGAGAATGCAACTATCTCCTCCGCAAAAGACGCTCCGCTTCTTGATCTTTGGGATGGAGAGGCCCGAAAAGATGGCGAAGGACTTAACAAATCCGCGAACGACTTGAATACATTGTTGAGAGACATGTTACTCCTTTAGAGGGAAGCCGCCCATTTCCAAACTTCCTCGCGTGAGGCTTTCTGAAATCTATCTAGGGGCAAAAACGGAACGATCTTCCAATCGTATGGTGCTACTTGAACTACCCCCGACAAGAAATGCCCGTATCGGTAACTCTTGATACACGCCTTAAGAAATTTACGCATACTTGGGCTTTTCTTGAGAAGGTAGTACTCCAATAGCATGGATGCCTTGGGGTCTTCAAACCAATCCACGGCATCCGCAAAGTCAATCAGGTAGTTCAGGAACACCGCACGGTTATGGAACCGCAGGTAGTGTAGATTTAGTCCTAAGAAGCCGTTCTTTTCGTAGTTCAATACCACAACAAGCGGGAACTGATCGTAAAAGGGCATCTCGTATTTTCCTTTGGGGTCATAGGAGAAGAAATACATCTTTCCGGGCTTGACTGAGTTTGGGGATTGAACCCCTGAACGCAGAATGGCTCCCTGACTCATTGGTTTTATTCGGGATAGATTATCCTTTAGCCAATAAGTAGCCTTCTTTGAGGTCATTTCCATGTCCTCAAATCGGAACTGACGGACTACCTTTAGTACATCCTTCTTACTCATGCCTTAGCCTTACCGAATATCTCTTCTTCCGTTAGGATTTTGAACTTCCATCCCCTGTCAGCACAGAATGCTCTAGCGGCTTCCCATTTACTGCTGTTGACCATCCAATCCCTGATCTCGTTCAGTTTGTTTCGGGTCATCTTCTTACCCTCTGTGATTGGCTGAACAGTCATTTTCTTTGGCTTGATCTCTATGAGCATAGACTCCTCTATACCTTGGGAGTTCTTGGCTTTGATCCAAAAGTCAACGAAGTATCTGTGTACCTTCCCGTCCACGGGCGAGCGGTATGGGACGATGATTTCTTCCGAAGACCACTTTAGGATTGATTCGGTTAGGTCACAGTATTGCATAAAGCGGCGTTCCCACAACGAACGATACACACATTTGGTGGGATCGCCTTTATACTTTTGGGGGTTCTGTGGGCGGTAGAACCCTTTATATGTTTTGAAGGTTCCGATGACCGTATCTCCTATCTTCTATTTATAAAACATCTACTAAATAGCAGTAAGGAGAACAAAGTGCCAAATAACGAAACCAGAATTCCAAGTTCGGGTCAACAACCTGTCACATCATTACAACCAAGAAATGTTAGAGAGTCTTTTGTAGGGAACACCCTTTACACATATCCACTAACTCTTGGATCAGTTCCCGAGTATCAAAATTTCATGACATTTGAGATATTTGAAACAGGAGGTCAAGGGTTAAATTCACAGAAAGATTCCTATAGTGATAATCCTTTTTCGGGAACAAGTGTTCAATTCCCCGTTTCGGTAGCAGGAGGCGTTTTAGCAGAAAGAGGAATTAGTAGTCTGGGTAAATTAGGAGAAGGTGTTATTAGCCAAGGATTAGGAAGTTCTGTTTTGGGTAAAATTGGCGGGGCGTATGGCGGGTTTGCAATTCTATCTGTCATAACTAGTGGTGTTGGTGCAGATGTCTTCAATCAAGTAAAAGATGGGTTTGGTTATAACAAAGGTATGGGAACAGGGGAGTTTGGGTTTACTCAAGAGGTAACTAAATTCAACACAGCAAACAGAAGAGTAGACAAAACAATCTGCCTGTATCTTCCGGCAAACATCAAAACTTCGTATGGAGTAGAGTATACTGAAGAAGATATGGCTTCTACAGCACTTGCAGCAGACACACTAAAAATAACGGCGCAATCGCTGAAAAATTTAATCTCGGGCGGCGATGTTGGAGGCATGAAAGATAGTCTAAAGGCCGCTTTGGATAAGGGAACCGGTAACCTTTTGGGAAGACAGTCTCTAAAGGTCGCTTCCGAATCGTTATCAATTTTGGCAAAACCAATATTCGGTGATGATGTAAAGTTGGACAAGTTGTATGAAGGAATGACAAGACAAGTTGCTAATCCTATGGTTGTGAATATGTTTAAGAGTGTAAAGAGAAGGTCTTTTACTTTCTCTTTTGTATTTGTCCCAACATCAAGGGAAGAATTGAGAAACATCTACAACATCATCACTTTATTCAAGAAGTATTCTATGCCAAAGAGAGCGGACGATTCTTCTGGTGGACGCTTACTAGAATACCCGGCAGAATGGAGAATTCGCTTTTGGAACCATCAGAATGAGAATCTTTATCTTCCAAGAATAGCAAGATGCTGCTTGAAAGACATAAACCTTACATATGGTGATACACCATTTACAACATTCGCTCCAGAAGAAGGATTAGGTGCAGCCCCAACAAAGTATGAAATGGAATTAACCTTTGAAGAACTAGAAATCTTGGTACAACAGAGAATAGACGAGGGGTACTAATCATGAGTTATTTCTCTTATTTTCCTCTTACTCCTGTTGTCCTAAACCAAGATACCGTTGATATACGGCAGGCTCGTAACATTCTAAAACGAGCGAAGTTTTCGTATTACATAAAGGAACGGGAGGGGCTATACGAACTATATCAAATTAGAGATGGCGAGCGGCCGGATACTCTAGCCCACAAATTTTATGGTAGATCCGAATTGCATTGGGTGATACTGCTGTTCAACGAGATTATAGATCCCTACTATGAGTGGCCGATGTCAACCGATGAGTTGAATCGTTACATAGCGTATAAGTATCCGGGCAAGGCAGTTTATGTTGATGACACCTTCTTCTATGAAGATGGCGTAAAAAGAAATCAGCGTATTGACCCAACAGAACCAATACTAAACGGGGAAGCAATAGCAAATATAACTCAAGGCTTAGAAACTAGGCAACTCAAAGTTATATCTTATGATCCTTTGCTCATGAAAATGGTTGTCTTGGATGACGGGTGGTTGAACACCGGTGTTCCCACCAACAGAAAAATAACCCTAAAAAATAGTAATGGAAACAACATCTTCAGTTCAATACGATACATAGAACAAAATGACACAGCAGTACACCACTTTACAGATGGTGCAAACGAAATAGTAAACCCAAGAGGAAGAATTGATGAGACATCGGATTTTTTGGGAGTCACAGTAAGAATACTTCTGTATACAAACCCCAATCCAGATATTAGAACTCCATCTCTTGCAGTTCTTCCGTATGTAAACAATAGCGAATATGAATATCAGTTGAATGAGAGTAAAAGAACTATCAACCTCTTGAAACCATATTTCCTCAACGAGGTTTTGAAACAGTTCTCTGCACTATTCAGCAAAGGAAGAGTAAGCGGAGTGTGAAGTGGGTAGAGTATCTAATTCAAAACTAGCCGCACCCGGCGACCTGATTATTGAGGACATCACCCTCACATCAGCAAGCGGCTTTTCTTTGAGCATATGGAACATGATCTACTCCGTTGAGTTGTTTGAAGATTTGTATTCAAACTCTCTGTCGGGAACTATCATATTCGGAGACTCGTTGGCGTTATCTCGCCACTTGCCCCTTCTTGGCGAAGAGAAGGTAAAGATCGTGTTTTACACCCCCGGTCAAGAAGATCAACCACAAAAGAAAATTGAATTGAACATGCGAGTCTATAAGATTTCGCAAAGAACAGAGATGGGTTCGGACAAAGCCGTAATGGTTGGCGTTGAATTGGTATCGGAAGAATTCTTTATCAACAGCACCATAAAGTTCAGTAAAGCATATTCTAGTATGACTTATAGCGACATGGTTCGTAGTATTTTTGATGAGTATGTTGACCCTGCCGTAAACGAAAGCGGAATTGCAGTAAACAAAGATTCGCAAAGACTACACATTTATCCCACGGATGGAGCAAGAAATCTTGTTGTCCCATATTGGTCTCCGTTCTACACCATAAATTGGTTAGCCAACAAATCCAGTGCAGCATCAAATCAAGCCATGTCCGACTACATGTTCTTTCAGTCGCTTGATGGGTCATATCAGTATATGCCCATATCGCATTTCAAAATGGTGCCGGTAACTGCCTCATATACCCATATACCTCCCGATAAAACCAAAGATTTGTTAGCCTTCAATAATTTGTCCCAAGTTTCAATTTTGAATAGCGGTAACCGAATGGAGAATATAGGAACAGGAGTGTTTTCTTCTTTGTTGACCACCTTTGATATAAACTCAAAACGGATAGAGTCAAGTATCTACCGCTACTCCAAAAACTATACCGATGTTGACCATATTGACAAGTATCCATTGGTTCCTTCAAGTCTTGACAAATACAGCGACAAAATAATGAGTTATAGGAAGGTTCTTCCTAAAAACACATTCAAGTTTAATGGCGTATCAGACAACGAAACTCACGACTTGTATGCTTTGGGTAGACAGAGTTTACTCAATCAGATGAACACCATAACCCTTCAGGTAGTTGCAAGTGGAGACTCTAGAAGAAGAGTGGGAGACATAGTAGAACTGAAGTTAGTATCACAGGAAGACACCGCAAAGAAAGACGATCCTTATGATCCGTATCTCAGCGGGAATTACATGATTACAAAGATAAATCACTCGTTCACCCACGATGACTATGAGATCATAATGACTCTATCTAAAGACTCATATGCTTCTCCACTACCCGATACAAAGGAATCAACCCTCAAGGTGTAAACATGGACTCATCTATCATACACGATCAGATGGGAAAGAACGGCTTTGTGTGGTTTCACGGAGTTGTTGAGGATGTAGATGATCCTCTTATGATGGGAAGAGTTAGAGTTCGTTGCTTTGGTTTTCACACAGGAGATAAGGATCTTCTTCCAACAGACAGTTTGCCTTGGGCTACTACTCTACAACCAATAACAAGTGCAGCAGTAAGCGGTAAAGGAAGAAGTCCTACTGGCGTTCTCACAGGTTCTTGGGTTGTTGGTTTCTTCCGTGATGGTATAAACTGTCAAGACCCAATAATCATTGGAACATTTGCTGCCTATCCTGAACCAGATCCCGATACAGGTAAGATGTCAAACCCCAAAGAAGGGTTCAACGATCCACAGGGGAAATACCCAAGCGAAGATTACGCCGGAGAACCAGATACAAATCGTCTTGCAAGAAATGAAGAGATAGACAAAACCATAGTAAAAGTAAAGAGGGATGAAGCAGAAAGCGGGGTCGCAACCGCCTTGGTTGGCAGTTGGAATGAACCCGAAACTCCATACTCCGCCAAGTATCCAAAGAACCATGTCATAGAAACCGAAGCAGGACATATCATTGAGTTGGACGATACTACAGGAGCAGAGCGTATTGGTATCTACCACAAGGCAGGCACATGGTTTGAAATACATCCTGACGGCAAGAAGGTGGAGAAGATAAAGTCCGATAACTATGAGATTGTTGCGGGGAACAATCATGTTTTAATCAAAGGCAATTGCGATCTCAACATTAATGGCAATAGCAAGCAAAAGGTCGGTAAAGACCTACTCGTAGAAATAGCAGGCGATGCCAAGATTTTAGTCAACGGCAACATTATCATGGAGACCAAGAAGGATTTCGTCCACAAGGTTGGAGGAACTTATACGGTCGCAAGTGGTGGAAACATGTTGTTTGTTGCCCCACGCATAGATTTTAACCCAGAGGGTCTAGATCCGGGAGCAATTATTACTGGTCTCATGCCCACGGGCGTGGGCGCACCCGCGAGAGCGAGTGCTTTGTCTGTAGCAGCGGCAGGTGGTAATGTAACCACGGTAAGCAGCGTAACAACCACAACTTCAACTATAACAACCGCCAATCCAATAGCAGGAGGCGGAATAGCAGCATCACAAGCAACTCAACTTGATAGTGTCCAGACGGCAGCACAGCAGGCACAGGCATCAGCAAATCCCGTGCAAGCAGTAGCAGGTGAAGCGGATACTGGACTAAACAGCGTAGTGTCTGGTATAGGTTCCGTGATATCAGGAATTCAATCTGCTGTCGGTGGGGTTGTTGGGGGTATTGGTCAAGCGGTAGGTGGTGCAGCAGAAGGAACTGGATTAGGATCAATTGGTCAGGGTGCAGGTCCACTAAATCTTGGAAGTCTATTGGGTGTTGGTGGAGCAATACTTGGTGGAGGTGGCGCAGCGGCTCCTGTTGGTTCTGCTGTTGGTGGAATCGGAGGAAATATGCAGGCGGGCGGTATTGCAGGAGTAGCAAACCAAGGAACCGATCTTGGAGCCATGTTTGCCACAAATTCAGCAGCGGCAGGAACACAGACACAGACGGCTCTGCCTCCTGTAGCAGCAGGTATAGCAGGACAGAATCAACCTGTCACAAGCGTAAACCTAGCCCCCACAGCCGCACCCGGATTGCCTACAACGAGTTTGTATGCTGTTCAGGGTGGAAAGGCTACTCTTATCACAGGATACCCCGGCAAGGCTGCTACGCAACTAAATGACCCATCAGTAGGCAGTTCACCAGCAATCCCCGCCGTTCCAATCGTTGCATACGAGACTAACTTCCCGTCCGACGCAGTAGATCAGGTTGACGGTGGGGAGTTTGCATGAGGCAGGTCAACTCCCCGTATAACAGAATTGCATATGTGGTTCAGGCTCAATGCACCTTGGGCGATGGATCAGACAAATACAGCAATACGGAACCCCAACTTTGGACAGGATGGCTAGGTAGATACACGCACAAGGGGATGCGACCCCCTGAGTTCTACTATCCTGAAGGTCCATACAGAGTAAATGGGGTCGATATTACTCCCGAAGATGGGTGTCGTTCTATTGGAGTAACCGCCCATTACTATCACCAAAGTCAATCAGTCGGTTCTCTCATATCAGGAGCAACGGGGTCTGCCTTAAATGGAGCCTGTCTAATTGAGTTTGGTGAATTGGGTAAGAGCAAGAGTATGGCTAACACCTTGGCAACCAACATCACAGTTAGGGAGTTGCAGTATTTCTCTGAAGAGAATACGACAATGTACTTTCCTGCTCACCCCGCACCCGGACCATACACAAACACTTTGGGTGGAGTATCTAATGCGTACTCTGCTGATGGCTATTACGGATCAGTATATCGCTACGAATGTAACGGATGTTGTGACATCAAATACATGGTAGTTGGCGGGGAGTTCCCGCCCGATTTGACTTTAGACATGGAGACAGGAAAGGCATACGGGTTCATATCAGAAATGGACTTGCCCGACAATCCGGGAGACCCCGCCGAGAAGGACTACTTCACAGAGGCTTTCCGTCTACCCAAAGACTTTCAAATTGATGAAGAGAACTACGCTACGGTTGGTTCTGCCGCATCTTTTTTGAATGGCAGAGGTGGATATGCAACGGCGAAGTTCACAATACGAGCCTTCAACGCCAGAGACCCTAGAGTATTTGCAGACAGGACTTTTAGCCTCAAGATCAGCAACAACTGGTCTTCTGATAGAGATAGGCTCATCCTAAATATCAAGAATAGATTCTACATTGATGGCAAACCCGCTACCAACAAGGAATACCTGTTGGAGATGAAGAAGAGAGGATACTTTCCATAATGGCAGGAGCAGCACGGTTCGGAGACATTTGCACAGGACATGATTGTTGGCCCCCTCGCCAAAACATAGCAGGGTCATCAAATGTTTACATCAACAGCAGAGGGGCACACCGTCAATTTGATGGTTGGGGTCCACATTGTTGGGTATGCTGCTGCGACGATCATTGCCATTTGGCTATATCTCTCAAGGGATCATCAATGGTCTTTGTAAACAGCAGGCAACTGATGAGACTCGGTGATCCTATCAGTTGTGGTTCGGCAGTCGGATGGGGAAGCAAGAATGTAGGCTGTGGTGGTTAAGGAGTTCATATGTACAACACCTCAAATACAAATCTAGATTTTTGGGTCAACTTGGGTATGGCAATAGCAGGGCTTTTCGGAGGTATGATGCTTACCTTCGGATACATCAAGAAAAAGTATGGTGAGTTTGTTACCAAGAAAGAAGACCCAAAGGAACTATGCATATCAGCAAAGCCCGATCTTAAGCACAGCCACATTCATGAGATGTTGACTTCTCTTCGTATCAACATGGAGGCTGACCGAGTTCAAATTGGTCAGTTCCACAACGGTGGTCGCTTCCTAGAGGGATCGCCCATGAAGAGGTTTAGTATATCCCATGAGTCATGCAGACCGGGTGTGTCTATGGAATACCCCTATCTTCAGAATGTCCTCACAACAATCTTTTGGGACATGATTGAAATGATTAAACAGGACGATCCAAAGATTCGTCTAACAAAAGCATTAGTTGAGGAATCCTCTTTGAGGGTTTACAACGAGTCCAAAAACATAGAAGCCTTCATCCTGATGCCCATCAAGAAGCAAGAATTATATGTGGGCTTCATTCGTGTTGAATGGAATGACAAGAATAATGTACCAAGTGATACCGATGACATCATGAGATTAGTGGAGAGATACAGATCCTTTGTAGAACTTGAGATCATAAGGCAATACTGATGGTAACAAAGAAGAACTACTTCCGAGATCTAGACTTGAGTTTTCAGGCAAACCCTGTAACCAAGGATGTTGCTGCCAAAGAAGATGCCGAAGCAGTCAAGAGGGCTATCCGTAACCTAATTCTTCTAAAGAGGTACGAGAAGCCTTTCCATCCCGAGATATCTTCGGGGGTTCAGGATTTGCTATTTGAGAACTACAATCCCGTTACTTACGCGGTTATGAAAAGCCAAATAACGGACATGATACGAAGATATGAGCCAAGAGTTGAAAACTTGGAGGTAACATTCAATCCAAGCCCAGATCAAAACGCCATAACTATAAGTATCCTGTTTACGATTATCAATAAGCAAGAGATATTTGAGACAAACATTTTCTTGGAGAGGACTAGATGAGCAACAATAACGCAAATCTCCGCATAGATGGTTTAGACTTTGATGCCATCAAAACAAACCTCAAAGATTACTTACGAACCCAAAATCAGTTCAAGGACTTTGATTTTGAAGCATCAGGAATGAATGTTCTCTTGGATGTTCTTGCCTACAACACCCACTATCAAGCCTTTTATGCCAACATGGTGGCGAATGAAGCGTTTTTGGACTCTGCTGTATTGCGTCAAAGTGCTGTGTCAATAGCCAAGCACTTAGGCTACACCCCGAGATCAACCAAGTCATCAAAGATAGAGGTAGATATTGTTTTCAATCCCGGCAGAGATAACCTTGTCCTGAATTCTGCTATACAGGGGAACGCATTCATAAATCGCGGAGACATTTTTAGAGGCAAGTTGGGGAGCACCACATACAACTTTGTTTGTTTGGACTCGTATAAGGTTCAGGTTGTCAGCAACACACCGGTAGTTAAGTCTGTAAAGTTGTATGAGGGAACTCTGAAATCATACTCGTTCGTTGTCAATAGTTTTGATCCTACACAGAAGTTTGTTCTTCCGAGTAACAAGATAGATGTTGACACACTAACTGTTCGCGTTCAAGAGTCAACCACAAATACATCAGGATTAGTCAATCTTTGGTTCAAGGCGACGGACATAAATGGTCTAAATGGAGAATCGTTGGCTTACTTCCTTCAGGAAACAGAAGACGGCAAGTTTGAAATCTACTTCGGATGGCATTCTGGGTAAGAAGTTGCGTAACGGTAATGTGATTATAGTGGAGTACATACAAACCAACGGATTAGAAGCAAACGGTTGTACTATTAACACATACTCAAGCGGTCCAAACAGCCTGCTTCTTGGAAATGTCAATTCAATCACCGCAGTTCTAAACGATTTCAACAAGCAGGGAGTTTCTTATGGGGGGACAGACCCCGAAAGCATAGAGTCAATCAAGTACTATGCTCCACGAAACTATCAGGCTCAAGAGAGAGCAGTAACCGAAGAAGATTACAAGACCATATTGGTTAGGGAGTTTTCTGATGGTATTGATTCATTCTTGGTTTGGGGGGGCGAGCAGAACGACCCACCGTCATATGGTAAAGTCTTCATTTCAATCAAACCCAAGAACGGAAAGCGTATCAGCACACTTGAAAAATTGGCTCTTGAGAAGTCGGTGTTGAGCAAAAGAAACTTGGTTGGCATCACACCCGAGATTGTTGATCCAGACTTCCTTTTCTTGGAAATAAGCAGCAACTCCTACTATAACACATCGAAAACAAACCTAAGCCCTGATGGTCTTTCTGCATTCATCTTGAACAACATCAAGACTTTTGAGAGCGAAAATCTGTCTAAATTTGGCAAGAACTTCAAGATGTCGAAGTTTCTCTATTCTCTAGACAATACCAATGCTGCGATAAATGGCTCTAGAGTATCTCTACGGCTGAACAAAAAGATTGAGCCTCTACTATCATACTCTGCACCATACAACATAAAATTTGACAACGCATTACTTCACCCAATAGATGGATACCAGCCAATACTTTCATCATCGGGGTTTGGTTACGCAGATTCAACAAGTCCACTACTAGTCAAGCCGACTGTTGATTGCTATTTGGACGATGACGGAAGAGGCAATATTAGAATCTACAAAGTAGTTGGTACAGAAAAGGTCTATATCAATAGAAAGACAGGAACAATAGACTACACCACAGGTAAGGTAGTCCTAAACAACTTCAAGGTAGAGTATATCAACCCAAGAACGGATTCTGAAATCAAGATAACCGTTATCCCTGCTGCACAAGACATATCAGCAAGACGAAATCAAATCATAATGATTGACTACGATCAGAGCAATATACAAGTGGAACCCGAGTCTTCATTTGGTTCTGATAGTAGAAGTGCTACCTCATTCCCCTATTGATAGATGTTAGAACAGAACAAAAATCCAGTCTCACCTTTTGTAAATGGACAGGTTCCTGAGTTTGTCAGGATTGACCATCCGTCATTAATAGCATTTCTCACAGCATATTATGAATGGCTGGACAAAGATACTACCTATCTTCGTTCCCCAAAACGACTAAAAGAGGTAGTGGATATAGATCAGACTATGGATGAGTTTGTGGGTAAGTTCAAGAAAGAGTTCTTGTTTGAGTTCCCCGAGACTCTAGCCATAACAGATGACAAGACCCTTCTTGACACAACCAAACTAGTAAAGAACATTCGAAGTTTCTACAAAGCCAAAGGTACGGAAAAGACTTACGATTTTCTATTCCGTATCCTTTATGACACCGCAGTAGAGTTTTATTACCCAAAGAAGGACATCCTAAAACTATCCGATGGTAAATGGATTCTTCGCAAAACCATCAAGTTATCTAATGCTCTAGGAACAAAAATATACGATTCTCTAGGGACAAGCGTGATTCAAAAGAACAACGAAGGCGAGATTATCGCTAGCGGAAGAGTTCTAGATGTTTCCACCTACAGAATTGGAATCTACGATGTTGCAGAACTATCCTTGGGTGGAATAAATGGAGAGTTTGAATCGGGCTACTATGGAATTGAGTTCACCGACCAAGATGGAAACCTACGCAAAGAAAACAGAGTGTTTTCGGTTATCGGTGATATCACCATAACGAGTGGTGGTTCAAACTATAAGGTTGGGGATACGGTAGTCTTTACTCCATCGGGGAGCGATACTGGAGTTAAAGCAGCAGCGAGAGTATCTGAGGTTGATTCTTCGGGAAGTATCAAGAAAATCACCATCGACAACTTCGGCATCAACTACAAGATCGCTCCAACCATAACGGTGGAATCCGAAATCGGAACGGGATTTGCAGGAACGGTAACAGTCAAGGGACAAGCAGAATACCCCGGGTATTACGCAAATAATGACGGTAGGTTGAGCAGCAACAAAGTAATGCAGGACAACCGCTACTATCAGGACTTTTCGTATGTCCTACTCACCGAGATCACGATAGACCGATATCGTGATGTGATTAGAAGACTTCTGAATCCGGCGGGTATGGCATTCTATGGCAAAGTGCTTCTTAAGAGATGTGCTTATACAGATCTAAATCAAGCGACCTCATTGATCGAATATGATGTTCCTATAATAGGACACTATCTTCCATACACATTCTTGACCCATGACGATCTAAACAAATGGTTTAGAAAAGTTAGTGTTGTGAACGGTGAGGTGATATCAGAACCATCAGGATACAACAGAACAAGGCATACTCCACCAATACAATATGATTTGGGAGGAGTGCCGGATGGCAAGGTTGATTTGGAGGACTATTCGGTTTACCTAGAAAATCACCCAGACGCTTCACTAAACGATTTCTTCCATGTAATAGGTAATCCATTTGCATCTGGAATCTCTTATCAAGAACCCGATTCGTCAACTCCTCCATTAGGTTTATCGGGGCAGGCAAATGCTGATCCGTTTTGGATTGTTTACCAACATCCAAATAGGAGAATGAGTGACCCTGTGGTGGCAAGAATACCTTATGATCTAAAGGATGAGTTCCTAACAGATCACGGTGCAGCATCGGTGTTTGGCTATCCCACGCCCACGGGCGCGTGCGGGCATACGGGATATTGGAGAGAATGGACAGAATCAGTAACGGCAAACCGAGAAGAATGGGCTACAGGGTTTACATCAGGCGAGCGTTATGTGATGCTCTCTTACAATCCACTAGTTCCTTTCTACGGACCAATATCTTCGGCTATTTCTGCGGGTACTAGCCAAAGCCTTACCGCATATAGACAAGAAACCACAGGACCAGAGGGCAATCCAACATTCCTGTATGATCCATTTACTGTTGAGTTTAGAAACACACAACCATCAACCTTAGTTGACTTCTCAGTATTCTTAACACAAACAAGCCCACTATATGGTCCAAAACTCATAGGCGGAAAACCGTGCTACCGATTTACAGATGAGATTTTGGCTGCTTCTACAGCACCAACACTACAGCAAATAGTAGATTCTTTGGATTCTTGGCTGCAATCAAACGGACTGAATAGACAATCCCAAGAATATGTAATGATTGATCTGAACAATATCTTCATACCATCAAAAATACAGCCAACATATGCAGGATCGTTTACAGATCAACAAGAAATAGAAGACAAGAATCAGATACTATCTGACATGGTGGTTGTCTTGAAGTTGATTAAACTAAAGTATCCTCTGTGTAGATTTGGTTATAACAATTGGCCACGAATACCAAACTTTGTGAATGTAGTCGAAGACCTATACCGATCACTAGAAAATCTGCCCAACGAAAATCAAAAGGCTTTAGCCATAGAGGCAGCAGAAAATGTCAAGGCACTTATCCGCGAACAAGATGTAATGTATTTGGACTGCCACTTTAGATCACCATCAATCCAAAAGAACATCACTAAATTCAAGAGGTTGTTGGATGCTAGCAAATACCTAAATGAGACATTTGTTGGGGAGGGGATAGAGAGAAAGTTTGTGATAATGGTATCCAGCCGTCTTTATAAGACAAATGGAAAGGACACACCAAACTTCTTCATCTCATCCTTATCTGATACAAGAAAGTATCTTCCCGAATACTCAGCAATCAAAGCATCGGTGTTTTACTCTGTGTGGGAAGATATACTCAACGATTCTGATTATGGATGCCGTTTGATAGATGGTTTCTATAATGATCTGAACCCATCATTTTTGCTTGATGCTTTGATGGGTTCAACAGGTCAAGATGCGGTATTTGCCCCATACAGCAAATCTCCAAATATCTTCAACCAAGACAGATCGACTAACGGGGATAACTATCAAATAATACTTCGAAGAGCAATGACCCCGTATTTGCACTATGCTTTGGGATACACAGGAGCAACAGGAGAAAATGCAGAATTCTATTCTGCTACGGGACCGACTGCACTATGCCCTTCATATTGGTTCCCCTTGGGAGACAAGAAGATAGTTGGTTATACAGGAAGCATGAACTCCTTTGAAACTATACGATATAACTTGGCTAACCAAATTGTCATGCCACTCTACTGCACCTTCAATAGTTTTATTGCAAGAGAATGGGCATTCGCAAGTCCAACAAGTGGCAATCTTGATACTTATTCGGCGTATTCTCAATTCAATAATTCTCCTGAAGTTCCATCCACATTTGCGGGATTTGTTTTGGGAGATGCAGACGGAAGTGGAGTAGTTGATACCGGAGATCTTGCTCTTCTTTTATTGGGGTGGGGAGAATATACAGGAGCATCTGAAAATTTCTATGATGCTCCTTGGGATTATACCCCCGTTGTTCAGGGTATCGAATCCACAACCAACGGTGAGTTGCTTGGGTATAACATCGCCTATTCAGATTTTAGAAAGATCACGGCTAGAGCCTTCTTCAGTATGCCCGTAGGTAAGGAATTCAATTGCACCAACGATCAGGTAAAGGCTCCTCCGTTCCCACAGGTATACGCGGAGAAAATGAACGGGCTTACCGCCCCCGCTGCCAACAACTACGATTACAGAGAGCCTGCCAATTTAGTTACGGGCGGGAAGAACCTAATACTAAATCTTGAGGCTGTCAGAGGTATTACGGGAACTCCCCAAGAAGGGGTTTCTACTCTTGTTTATCTCGGCTACTACGGTATCCGCTCTTTGTGGGCAGAACTATATGCAGTAAAGCCGTCAGATTCTAGCGGTCCCGAAAAGGAGTACATGTTGGCAAATGCTGGTCCATTCTCCCCCACATCTACTCTAATTTCAATAAATTCTCCATTCCCCAACTTCGAAAACCCCGACAGTACCGGGGAAATGTTCACAGCAAACTACTTTGATTCTAATGGTCCAATCTTCAGATTCAGAGGACAGGACTACCACAGCAACAGGCACTTCATGAGACTAAAGTTGGTATTCCGCAACTCGGCAAATGTTGTCGTTCCAGAAGCCACCAAAGTCATGGATTTTAACTACAACAAAACATCTTGAATAGATAGAGTATATGGCTTCATCTTGCTCACCAAT